GGTAGATTTCTCTTCTTGCCTGCACAAGCATCGACAGCAGACCAGTATGATTTTCTGCCTCTTGCAGAAATAACTTGACACCACCGATAGCAGATTCAAAATTGCCAGCTACCCACTCGGTAGCTCGCAGTCGTTGCTCAATCAGAGCAAACTGCTTCCTAGCGGCTTCTAATTTGGCTTTCATTTGGGTTGCCTCGCTTGACAATAGGGGTTGGGGGAATTGTACTTTCTACTCTACTGAATCTGCAATTGCTTCACGCAGTTCTTTCATTGCTTGACAATAGGCCGACTGCGACATGCCTGTTGCTTCGATGCAGGCTATACCAAACTTCGCTTGCAGTGATTCGATAATGACTACAGCCTTCCTGGCTGCCCTAACCAAAGCTGGGTCTGGTAGCTGTCTATCTGTCATGACAGCAGGCACGTATTTGCTGGCTATCAGACAGCGGCAATTCACTTGTGGGTGATGCTCGATTATGGGGTCTGGTATTAACGCTAGAAACTCTCTTGCTTTCTGGTCTGCATCATCAACTACCATTTCAGCCATGCGCACGACGGTTTCAAATTTCTCCATCTGGTGTGAGCCAAGAGGGCCAGCTCGCTTCCATGTGTCCAGTAATTTGCGGCACACATCGAGGGGTGTTGGGATGGGGTCGGTTTTGGGTTGCTCTGACACAATTATGGCTCCGTACTGTAGTGGGTAATGGCTAGGGGGTAACGACACCGTAGAGGGCTCTGGCTTGCGCTAGGTTGCGTCGTAGCAGCCAAAAGCCCCTACGGGTACTAGTTTACTCCGTAACGCAACCTAAAGCAACGTAGGGGCTTTAGCAACATGCCCCCTACTTAGGTTGGTTTATGGGTTGGTGGTAGGTTGTTAGCCTGTTTATCGGCTTCCCGTTGGGCTTCCATTCCTAATTCAATCCCCTTGTTCATCGCGAGTCGGTATTCATGCGTGAGCCACTCTGCGAATTTGTAGCTGTGAACACTCTCGGGAATTGATTCTCGCAATATACTGCGGCGTGTCGTGTCAACCTGATACCACTGACACGCAAACTCCCATGGAGTCATGTTTTCAATCTTTGTCATCGAAATGGGTCTCCGACTTGTTTAGGGGTTAATGCCACCATAATACTACGGGGGTAGTGGGTGGCAGGGCTTGCAGGAAGGTCAGCACTGCGAAGTTCCAACCCTTGTAGTAGGACAAGTCAATCTTACGAAAATGACCAGCATGAGTAAAGGTTAGTGAATTTCCTTTTGAGTCAATCACCTGCTTTTTCACCCCATCGTCCTCATACCAATCAAAGTCAACCTCGTGTGGCAGAGGTAATACAGGTAACTGCTTAACCAAGTCATACAGATCATTGTCGTTATTGAATTTCAACCGATTGTAGCCAAGCCACCAGGATGTTCCATTGCCTATGATTGGACAAACAGTAAGGTCAATTCCCACGGGTTATCTCCTGTGAACATGGTGTTGGGGGAGTTCGGCTGATTCACATTCTTCTTTAGCCTGTTGCCTTGCCTTTTTCTTGTTAGGAGGCTTAGTGGCTTTGCACAAATAACACTCGTCAGCGCTGTGGATTTTGTATCTGATTTTCGGCTGTTCTCCATAAGTCCTCATGTCTGTCTCCTACGTAAGGCGCGACGTTCGGTAACCAAATCCTTGAGGGACTTTTTACGTGGTCGAACGAAGCGGGGGTGAAAGATGTTGTCTCGGTCATAGCTGTAACTTGGTATAGGCTCAAACCCACACTTGATGCAGGTAGTTCGCTTACCTAAGTCTTCCTGTTTGGTATGACACATCAAGCATGTAACAATTGGGTTCTCTTTGATTACAGGCATGGCCAACCTTTCTAGTTTGAGAGTTACGAGACGTAGATTAGATTACTTCGCTCTAGCAATTCAATCGACGTGCGTCCATCTTCTCTTATAGGCTATTGTTCTTATCCAGCTTTGTCTGACACCAAATTCTAAGGCTAATGCATAGCTGCTGTTTGGACCCCTGCGATTACCTTTTATATACCTTCTGCGTATCTCTAATACATCATTCTCTGTTAGTTTTGCCATAGGGTTCTTAGACCCATCTTTGGCTGTAGATAGCATACCCTTTAAGGAGGCATCATGTAGGTTTTCTTGGTGGGTGCCAAGAAATAGATGAGCAGGATTAACACAGGATGGATTATCCCCACCAGGACAATTATGACACACAAGTTTCCCTTTTGGGATCTTGCCGAAGTGAATCTCCCAAGAAAGCTTATGGGCTGGGTAGTTTCTGCCATTCAGCCATATCAACCCATAACTACCTCCTCCAAGAGCCCCAGTCCAAATCCAACAGGATTTTGTTTTATGGACTTTCTCCCAGAATCTAACTAAAACTGGGCGGTGATTGGTTCGATAAACACCATGTTCTGATGGAATACTAGTAGCAATTGGCCTAGTCGTAATTGACATAGATGCTGTCCTCTAACAGCCCCCATAATAAAAATGGCGGCAGACTGGTGAGGTGCCAGCTTTTCGGAAGCTAACCTAGCCGCCATTCCTATTATACCTTAGCCGGTAACCCAGATTAGTTCCTCGATTGCTCTGGTAATTCCGACGTAGTAGAGGTGTTCTTCTTCGGCTCTCTGCCAAGCAGTTTTTGCCATGGGGTGTGGGCAAGGGGCTTCCTTGGTGCAAATAAAGAAAACCCGCTTTGCCTCTAACCCTTTAGCGCGGTGTATTGAGCTAAGCCTAATGCCCTGGCTTTGGCTATCGTCGGTGAAGAGAGATTCAATCTTGGTCACAACCTGGGCTGCTGTTTGCTGCCCATCGGTGAAGGCCAGGATACAGTCGTGCCTATCTTGTAGACCGATGATCTTTGCCTCATCGGGGTTGCGCTTGGCGTTCTCTCGCTTGGTTTCCTCGTGCAACCAAGTGTCTACCCCAGCAATCAGTTGTACTGCGCTGTAACAGGCTAGGCTGTCGCCTTCCTTAATTCCGAAGATCTTCTTGATAGTCTTGATTAGCCCAGCACCAACATCTATCCCTTGGATGTTTGCCTTCCGGCCTTGCCTAATGAATCTGAAGCACTCACCGACTAGTGGCGCATTGCATCGGCAGAGCACCATGTCACCAGGTAATACCAAGTCATGATAGCTGCACACGGGAGCCCCAGAAGACCAATGCGCACCAGGATATAGGCTATCGCACTTAAATGTGGCGTGACCTACTTTTCCTTCGGGGTTGGTCTCGAATGCCTCGAAGTCAGGCACATACTTCTGGGCTTCACGGACGATTGCCTTGCCACAACGGCGGGTAACGGTGAGAGGTAGGTGCAAGCAACCGCGTTCGGTTTGCTTGAGTTCAGCTTCCAGTCGTGACATGCTTTGTGAATCTGCCCCTGCCCAGCCATAGATCGCCTGAAGAGGATCACCGCAGTAAATCAACCGTTTGCCAGCCATCTTCGTTAACATCTGCTGAGCCTTGTTCAAATCTTGACTCTCGTCGATTAAGAGCAGATCGTATTTGAAGACGGGTAGATTTAGTGTAACAGGTAAGTAGATCATGTCGTTGAAGTCAATGCAGTTGTCCTTAGCGACATCCTTGCATCGCTCCAATACGCGGGGCACTAAGGCAAACGCCTCCTCTGATTGGCCATTGACGTCGATGTCGTAGTAAGAGGCTATGTTCTGTAGTGTACCCACCCAATCAAGCTCACCTGCGGGGTAAGATTCGCAATGCCCATCCATCTCAACCATGTTCATTTTGCACAAACCGACCAATTCCTCGGTAGCCTTGAGCAGTGTGGGTTTCTTTGCACGCAAGACACGAATGTCCTCTTCAAGCAACTCACAGATGATGTCCTGTACGCGGTAGGAGTTTGGGGCCCCAAGGTTGGGAAAGGCATTACGGATTGCGCGATAGCCCAAACCGTGCATCGTCATGGCATCACAACCAAGCGGCACTCGATTCTTCAGCTCAGCGGCAATCGACTTGTTGAATGCCGCAAAGCAAACTGTCTTGGCTCCTTTAGATAACTCCATGGATTCCCAAATGGCTGCCTGTTGGGGACTAGGAATCAAATCGCTGGGTAATCCCTTGATTCGCTTAAGACCTTCAATCAAAGTCGTCGTCTTTCCAGTACCTGCACGCGCCTCGATGATCAAGTGTGGGGCATTATCTTCGTGTTGAACTGACTTGGATTTCAACTTGTTGGCTAACGATGTTGAGGCTAAAGCAAACCCCTTAGTGATCGACTCAGTGGCTTCTGTAATTACCTTGCTTAGCTTTTTGGTTTGGTTGATTTGAACCTCAACAACTGGCTTGCTTGGTTTTCGATTGTTTTCCAGAATCTGCTGGGTTACCTTCTGGGCGTTGCTGAGGGGTTTGGTTGATTTCAAACTCATACTTGCCGTTTGTTTTTCGATATCGTCCAGTAAATCCAAAGCTTCTTGCTTCGACACAGGCACGACAGTTACACTTGGTTCTGCCGAATTTGACTGTGTGTCTGAAGAACGTCGGCTCAAACCAGTTGTAACCGATGTACAGTGAATAGGGCGCGTGGGCTGCTTGGCTGCCCCTTTCTTGGTTGCCTTCTTTACTGGAGTCTTCGTGTTTTTCTTGGTGGCCTTTGGCTTACGGGCCGTCTTGCGAGCTACCTTGGCGGGAGTCTTGGGCTTGGGAGTCTTACGGGTCATGCTTAGTTCCTTAGTATGGTTACAGCTAATTACCAGTTGGTTTCGCCTTTGCCGGCGCAAACTGTGCACGTTGAATACACTAGAGGATCATCTGGTCCGGTCATCATGCCTGAGTTAACCCCATGGGCTTGCTGTCCAGAGCCTCTGCAAGTAGGGCAGATGTTCTTGTGATTTTGGCAGTAAGGAAACCCTTCCATAGCTTTCCCCAGACAACGCCCTGCATACAAGTACACGAACGCACACTGACGACTTATACTTCCTTCACACATGGATACACCTCTTGTCACTCTTGATCGTTTTGTTCTTCTCTAAGGCGAGCCTCAGCTTCAGGCTCAGCCTTGAGAGTGGAATATCCCCACTCAGAGATTGATATACTTGGGGTGTTTTGTGCACCCAGAACAAAACTAATGGAGCCAGCGTCAGGGATAGAGATCTTTTCATCTAATTTCAACTTTCCTTGACCAATTTCCTGATGGTTCATACCATACAGGATGTATCTGAGAGGTTTGCTGCCTTCATTAAGGGTTTTGTCAGCCATAGTCTCTCCCTTATGATTCGATTTTGATTCTGATAGATGGTCTCACACCATTGACACTAAAAGTGCAAACTTTGCCTCACTTAGATGATTGGCTGCAATCGAATAGGGGTAGGGCAAATTGGCAGTAATCACGATGATTGTCGCCATCCTTGTTGATAGCCCCAACTGCAAATAGAGCTTCTTCATAGGTGTCAAAATCTACAACAAGGGTATGACAACTGCGACCGCCTTCGTTGCTCAAGGTGCTCTTCGTTGTTGTTACTAGGATTTTCCAAGTCTTCATGTTTTATTCCTTTATGTTGTGGGCCAGTAATAAGGTAATCGTCCGTTCTCGTCTGGTACAGCAGATTTCTCAGACCATCCAAATTTGCTGTACCAATCATAGTTCTTGTAGAGCAGAGCTGCTCGATGGCTGCTATGCAATCGGTCATCGCCAAGCCAGGGAGGCAACACTAGATTGGTTGAGATGAGCTTTTCTACAACTAAGACTGCCCAATCTCGCTGTCTGTAGTCGTAACCCCTGTCTAGCAATTCGAAAATCCCAAACTTCATGTATCTAGCCAGGGCCCCTTCGTAGCCTCGCCACATCCTGGAAGCTGGGTGATTAGGCCAGCCACCACGAATCAGCGTGAGGCACTCTCGATAGACTTGGTTACCTAATCGCTTAGGGTCTAGGCGCCTAACGCTCTTTTCCAAGTCTGGGTATGGAAGGAAGACCTGCATCGTGTCCTCAACTGTTTGGTTACCTGCCGTAGTAGTTTAGTATACCTATTTAGCTGGCAGTACGTGGCCCCGACCGTCGCGGGGAGAAGCCACGTATTGACTAAGTTGCTGGGGCGTTACGTCGTAGACAAAACCAGATCCCCAGCCTGGGGTTTCTATGCGATTGGCTTGCATGTAGCCCTTGCGTATCAGCCATCGCACTTGCTGGGGGCTGATGCCCAGTTGCTTTGATGTTTGTTTGGGAGTCACGGAAGTTCCTTCGTCTGTATGCTGGTGAATGTAACTACATGGCAGCCGTTGTACCAAGCGCGTTCAAGTGCATCACGCCTGGCGGCTAACTCACTGTTGGCAGTGCAGTGATGTTTGACTTCAACGCCACCGCGGTACTCGCCTTCGTTAGCCACGACCAACTTCATTCGGTATTGTCTGGCAGTAGCTTTGCATTTCGTTGGTATAGGCGTGTTGGTCCGTTGGATTGCCTCCACCCAACCGCCACTGTCTACGATCCGTCGTATGACAACGTTTTTCGCCTCTTCCTCTGAATCAGCAATAGCCCATTCATACGCCGTTCCCTTGCTGATACTCCCATCAGGTAGGTTGCTACGGATTACCACGTAGAAATCATATCGAGACATTGTGAATCCCCCTTGATTCGTGTCTACTTATCACAAAGAGACTTGATAGCGGCATACTCTTCGCAATCTGACCACTCGGCGCTTATGTGGGTTGTCAATGGTACTGCGCCCCGCATTCGGGGCAGGGAATCGTCAGTCCGAGGTTGCGGTGCCATGGGTGGTCGCAAAACGGTTGGCTAGCTAGTTCACGTTGCAGATACGGAACGGGATCGGCCATCGGGTAATCCGAAACGATTGGTCCTTCGTCCGGCACTTCAAGCGGAATGAGATTCCCGTTGACTACCACGAGAACTGGGCGCTCTCGCAGGATGCGGCATCGCTCGCTGTTCTTGACGGTCTCCTGGTCCTAAAAATGCCAAGCGACCCAACCGTGAGGCAGGCCATTGGCGGTCAATTCCTAGAATTCATCTCCATCGAATTGCTTGGTAAACCTGCAAAGTTGACCAAGCAGACGCACGCCGAAGTAATGCTTTGTCATTTCTAATTCTCCAAATTGTCCCCGTGCCGCACGTTCTGGATGCGAAAACGCTTGTTGAAAGTTGGGGCGAGTCTGGGTCTTGCTTTGTACCATTAGCCACTTTCCAGCCTACTCGCCCCATGTTCGTTCTGCTGGACCATTTTGTTGACGTTACCGAAATGGTCGCCCGTGTCCGCACGTTCTGGGTGCGGTGGGGGTCAGGCGTTGTCATCCACGGCCGCCGCAAGAATCTCTTCACGCCGCGCCACCATGGCGTCCGCGATTCGCTCGACAATTGCCTCTATGCCGTCCTGGAGCACTTTCGGTGCGTCCTTTTTGCCGACCCACTCCCAATCCGTGTAGCCCTGGTCATCCTCGCCCAACGCCTCGGGCTCCCGGTGATAGAGTTCGGCCGCAACCATTCCCGCGCCGTACGTGGCTCCAGCGCAGGTCCCGCCATTCCAGTCGCGGAAATTGCTGTTCACGTCAGCGGCTTCGCGGTGCGGAGCCCAGTCGGTCACTACTTTTTGTCCCGCGTCCACCACGTCGACAGCCGCCTCTTCGGCAGTCAATCCGCCCGTGTTGTCGTCGTGCAGGCCGAGATGCTCGGCATTGCCGCAGAGTGTGATGCTCGCCGCCTAACTAAACTGCCTGCTGACCCAATCGTTCCATCCTCGCGTCCACGCCTTACCCCGTACTGTGCGCGCACCGTACGGATTACGGCATTTAGACGGATCGCCGTCATGTTGTCTTGCCGCCTCCTCTCCATCCCTGTATGCGCGGTTGGTTTCTTCTGGTTGAATCGTCCTGAACGCCATCATTGCGTCTCCTGCAAAAGAATTGGTTTGTTCCAAAGGCTGGCCCGCCGCCAGACGGCCACACGTGGTTAGGCTCGGACTACGCTCTCGCGCCGTTCCCTCGCCCCGCCGGTACGCGGTCTCCGTCCCCTTTGCGCCAAGGTGGGACGGCGGGCCAGGAGAGTGTCGGTTACTCCGCGTCGGTCGGGATTCCGGCCGCGCCAAGTTCGTACTGCCGCCGAGACTCGGCGGCGAGCGATTGCCAGTCCTCCCAAGATCCAGTGAATCCCTGGTTGTCGCGGGCCCAGGCGAAAACCTCACGTTCGCTGCATTTGATGGTGTATCCCGCTGCCATCCAACAAGAAAACCTGGCCGTCTTCTTCAATTCCGACAGAGGAAAACGTGTCCGGCAAACTTACTGCCGTCCCTGTTGCTCGCAAATCAAATCCCACATCGAGGGACGACAGCCGCACCTCTCCCACAGGTGCAGCGAATCCACATGGCATGGTTTCCCAAAAAGCCCCGTTGGACCGCTCGGGAAACATGCGCCGCCACGGGGTCACAGCGGCGCAATAGCGCTCGGCTACTCCGCGACCGAGTCCTCGACTTCTGCGACGGCCTCCTTTAGTTTGCGGCGCAGTGTCTCGGCCTCATCGCGTGAGAGCCCCGGCAGGCTGTGGCTGTATCTGTAGCCGGCGTGAAATTCGTCCTTTCTCCCGCTGACGATGGCCATCTCAATCATGCGATCAATGGCCTCGTCAGGTGTGTCGCCACGCCCGCACACCTCATGGTGTGCGTGTTCGCTGCAGGCGGCCTGTTCGCTGTGCCACTCGTACCCATGGGCTCGATACTGCGATCCCTTGCGGCCCACGTCGTAGCTGCCTACGTGAGCAATTTGCATGTACCCCAGTTCCTGATTCGTTTTCATGGCTCAAGTCCTCAACCGGATTTCTGCCGGTCCAGGACACTGTAGATCGGGCAGCGTCTCCCGTGCGGACGGTCCGCTCCGTCGGGCTCCGCAGAGCCCTTGGGGCCGGGCCGGCGGTTAGGCTGTCAGCACGTTCGCAGGTCTATTTGTTCCGCCACATAGGCTTTGGGAAAGCAATCGTGGACTTGGGCTTCCTTCATGATGCAATCTGCTTGCTTCTTGGTGGCAAAACGATTGTGCGGAACCAACGATCTCAACAGCTCCAAATTCGCGCGATGGTCCGCAATGCTCATGTCCTTCGGCTTCGGTCCCAGCGTGATAACAAATCGCGACATGATTCTCTCCTCGGGTTAGGGTAACGTCACATCCCGTTCCCCTGGGGTGAGCCAGGGGTGAGGGGCAGGGCGTCAGGCGCCGACGCGACAGACATAAAAATCAGGCTCTGATGTAGCAAACTGCTGCATAATCTGAAATGCAGATTCAGCCATAACCGCACGACGATTGGATTTACCACGCATGGTGATGCCCAAGCGATACCACCTGTAGCCTTGGATGCCTGTAATTGGTGTGATAGCCAGACCAGCAGCCTTAGCAGCAGCGAGGATAACTGAGGCTGGGCAGTGCTCCACTCGGAAGACTGGGACATAGACATGCTTGACAGGCTTGTCTGCTTTTTCGCCAGGGTCACTACAGACAGCGGAGTCATCTGCCTCACGAAACATGTCAGCCAGCCTAGTGACTAACGGTGAGTTACGGGATGTCTTGGGGGATTGCTTTGTCATGACTGACTCCTTGCTTAAGGGTTGGGGATTAGCGTTGGAAGTTAGAAAATCTTAGGGTAGTCTGCTGTTACTGATCACAAAATGAGTGGATACCCTCATTAGTTGCAACTACCGCAAGCAGGGCGAGCAATTTACTGTCTGATACAGTCCCCCACTGCACCGAGTAGTAAGTGGCAAATACTTCCCCGACTCGGTTAGCCTGGCTGTTAGACAGGTCGTGAGCCTTAGCGAATTTCGGTAGTAGAGATTCGATTCTTGGATGCATGTCTAATCTCTCATTGCTTGGGGTTAGGTTCGGCTTGACTCATCAGCATTACGGTAGCCATCCGTAGTGGACCCAGCAAGGTCGCTGGGTTTCGTCTTGTGTCTATCGGGGATAAGAAATTTGGGCCTTGATTCTCGCTTTCTCTTTACGCCATGCTAGCTGGTAGACCCGACCTTGCATTTCTTTCTGATGGATATCTTCGGCGATGCTAGTTAACTGGGCCAGAATTTCTGCCACAGACCAAGTGGGGAAGCCTGCCCACGATTGCTGATGATACTTATCTTGCAGTAGGTTAGCGGCTTCAGCGACAATCCGCTTGGACCATCCAGTATTGCGACGCAATTCAGACATCGCCCCCAACAACTTCTGTCCGCCTTAGTAACTACCAAATTCCGGTTGCGTTTTGCTAGACATAGCTTAATTCCTCATGCTTGGGACTGAGAAAGGAAACTAAGGGCCCCTTACCAGAGTTGCACTGGTGCGCTGTTAGGGGCTCGGCATTTGTTGTGGTGTTGCCATCACCAATTATGTTGGGTGCCTACTAGATTCTTCGGGCGTCCCGCCAACTGCTTTTCGCTGCGCCACATCCCACCGGGCGTTGTACCGGTCACCGCTTGGGTTGAGGGCCGTTGGTCTGGCCCTCGTAAGCGGGTGGGTATTTACGGCTGCCAGCCATCCTGTGATCTAGCCTTGCATCGCACTGCCATTTGCCGGGCATTTGGTAGGCGGGGCAAGGGGTTTCCCCAGGCTTGGCCACGCGGCAACCGTTCGACTTGTCAAAGAGCATTGCTTTACTACCCTCTATTATAATCGGCCCCGACTACGATACAAGCCCAATTCCGTTTGGATTTCGGAAATATTTTGGTCCAGAGTACCCTAGTTATACTAGTAGTACCAACAGAAAAGCCCCCTAGGGAGGGGGCTAAGTGGTTTGGGATAGTTTGTGATGGTATGACTACTATATAGTAGTCAGCCAAAGCGGCTTTGGCGGGGACTAACGGGGCTGGGCCTGACGCAGATCGGCTACGGCTACCACTTGCACGTTGCCGGCACCGCGGAAGCCTGTGTCCACCTTGACTCGCACCACCTTGTCGTTGCTTTCGACGATGCGACCCCGCCAGTGCTCTCCATCCCTGTCGAACACCCACGTGAGTGTGCCAACCTTGGCCTTTGGCTTGCTAGTGGGTAGCTTCTTGGTCTTCTCGGGGGCTTTGCTCTTGGGAAATTTGGCCTTGGTTGCAGGCTTGGGGGCAGATGTTGGTTTGGCGAGGGTTAGCTGCGATAGGTCAACCTCCCAATCCCCATCTTGGCTGTGAACCATTACCTTCTCTTGGCCGTTGTTGCACTTGTACGGGTCATCTAGTAGTTTGCCTAGGTAATGGTCACCATCGGATTCTTCGATCCAGGCCACATCATCTTTCGACCACATCTTGCCGGCACGCTTTGGGTTAAGGACTAGCTTCTCAGCCTTGGGTTTGCGAACCTCTTTCTTGCTCTCTTCGATTTCCTCTGGGGTTGGGTCGGTCTCAACCGTGGTTTCTTCCTCATCTTCGTCTGGGCAACCCAGGTCAATACCGCCCACGGCTGGATAGTCCAACAACTCCTTCTGCCCTGCGTCGTTGATGTGGTAGTCAGGCGTTAGGGCACTGACGGAGAGCTTGTCTCCATTCATAAGAGCCGTCCAAGCATTGGCGAAGATGCTGGTCTTTTCGGCTGCTGACCCTGTGCCTTCCATTCTGGCCTTGACTAAGGTATCCCTCAGGGGCTGCAACGCCTTGGATCCCCCAGCTAGCTCTACCCAGAAGTCCCTAGCTTTGTCCCACAGACTCCAGTCCAGCAAACCTTCGTGTGGAACGTCTGCCAATCGATAGTCACTATTGCTGTAGTCAGTGTGGGACTGCCCCATTAGGTAGCACAAGCAGGCAGCGTAGCCAGGGCTGACCCATTGGCCGATACGGAATACCCGCTCTCCATCCTCTGTGGTGTCTGTCGTGTTCTCTTCGAAGATGTGTTTGACGCATTCGAGTAACCGTTCATGCCTGGCGAGCAGGTCTAGGGAGTCAGCGTGACTGCGCTTGTTGCTGTAGTTGCCTAGGGAGGCTCTGGTACGATCCCAAAGCAGTTGGAGAGCATAGTGAGTCATGCGGGCCAGTATCTTGCGGCCCTTCTCTGGCACTGCCGCGAAGTACTCGCTGCGGCAGATGACCTCCCACAATGTACGTGGTTTGCCGGTGTCGATGGTGTTGACAGTAGCATCATCCTCATCGACACCCAAGATCATGCAGGTTTCCAATACCGGTTCGGTTGGCCAGTACTTAGCCCATCGTTCCTTATTCTTTGCCCACTCTTGCCATGCCAATACCAAACCAATCAGCCTATGCTGAGCACTGACGGTAACCCCAGTCTTACCAATAATGAGAGTCTCACCATTGAGCTTCCACCTGTGATGGAGAATCTCGCTGCACCATTTACGGGCTGTCGCCATGTCGAAAGGCCGATTGCCAATGTTGTTCCAGAGCCGTACCTTCTTGCCGTAGCGATCGACTAGGGTATAGTTGCCGTCGGCTACGTCGCTGTCGTCCCAATCAAGCAGATCCTTGGCTTGGGATACGGTGAGAGCATCCTTACCCATACAGATGCGCGCTTGGGGTTCAGGATACAGCACTGCGCGGGACTTGGTCTTGCTGGGGTTCGAGGACTTGGCGGAAACAGCATTATCGGTCTTGTGGATCTTGGGCATTGCATCTCTCTCCTAATTCGTGGCTTCCTAGCACAACTACCGCTAGGTGGTTTACCTAGGTAGTAGTACTAATTTACCGGGTGCCGCAGTAAAGTAAACCCCGGTTTACCAAATTGGGAGAGAGTCCAATTTAGACGATAATTTTGCCCTAACCCTTTACTATATAATACTTTACTTAATATACTACTATAGTAGTAGTATAGTAGGTAGGGGGCTCCAGTATATCAGTATAATGGTTTTGGCCTAGTAGGTAAAGGGGCGCGCCAAAATAATTTTTGGCACCTTATATAGGCGCGCCGTACAAGCGGCAAACCACGATGAACTTCGATCCAGTCTTGGTTGCAAACCCTAAGCGCGCTTATTTACCGACTGTAGCGCGCAGGGTCGTAGTAGTAACTAGGTATAATAGGCTTCTGCGACAACTGCTTGCTCTAACCTTCAATTGGAGAAACTATGAGACGTTTATCTAAAAAGAGACGCCGGTATCCATGGAATGCTTGGTTCAAGAAGAGACGAGTGTTGATTAAGCACAAGAAGGACTTCGACTGCCAACCCCATGGTATGGCGCAGCAAATCCGTAATGAGGCCTGTAAGCGCGGCATCAGCGTTAGCATCAGCATTGATAATGGATTTATCGCCTTTGAAAGGGTTTGATATGCCAAGGATTAACCAACAACAGCGCGCGCCTATCTACTACCTAGGCATTGACCCAGGCAAGAATGGGGGATTGTGTTGTTTAAGAAGAAATAGTGATCAAAAGCCTGCCCATCGCGTAATGCCTGACTCTATGTTTGATATTTGGCGGTGGATAGAAGTCTGGTCCGCTGTGCCTGGCGCTAGGCTTTATGCAGTCATTGAACAGGTATACACATCCCCACAGATGGGAGTGGTTAGCGCTGGCACGTTCATGAAGGGTTATGGCGCGCTGCTAATGGCTCTTACCGCAGCCGGTATCCCTTATGAAGAGATTCGTCCTCAGGTGTGGCAGAAGGCACTTAACATTCCACCTAGAAAGCCGGGCAAGAAAATCAAAGTGCCCAACCCTAAGAAGTCTGGCAAGATGAAAACGGTAACTAAGGGAGGAGAGACGGACACTCAATGGAAGAAGCGATTGCGCAATAAGGCTCAGCAATTGTTTCCTTCCCTAGAAGTCTGGCGGGGCCCCATCGGTAAGCAATTGGCTGTTGCAGATGCAATTTTGATTGCTGAGTACTGTCGTCGTAAACACCAAGGAACTATGTAGGGGTATTCTCTTATGAGTTACGACATCAGCTTGTTGGATCCGGTTACGAAGGACTGCATCGGATTCGATGCGCCGCACGACATGGCTGGAGGGGTATACGCACTGGGAGGTACGAAGGCAGCGCGGCTCAACGTCACGTACAACTACGCAGATTGCTTTTATCGTGTCATGGGATTGAGGGGTATTCGTAGCATCTACGGGCTGACTGGGGCCGAGAGCATTCCGGTACTGAGTCGCGCGATTGAGCAACTCGCCGACGATATTGACGAGGACTACTGGAAGGCTACCGAAGGCAACATTCTCCTCTGTGTTGAATTCACGCTCTTGGGCAACGTCAAGCGAGCGTTAATGCAACTGCGGGACATGGCCCAGATGCGCCCAGATGGTATTTGGTCTGGCGATTAGTCACAGCTATGTCCTTCTTCACTAGGATTCCCCAGCAATGTCTAGATACACCGACCATGTAGCGAAGTGGCGTAATTGCAGGAGATGTAACCTCTGTAAGAGCAGACACAATGTTGTTCTGCTAAGAGGTCATGTGCCTTGCCAAGTGTTGTTTGTGGGCGAGGCACCTGGGACATCAGAAAATTTACTTGGTAAACCCTTCAGCGGTCCTGCCGGCAACTTGCTGAATCGTATGCTAGCTGAAGCCCTACCTCCCTCTGTTACCTATGCCATTACCAACCTCGTTGGCTGCATCCCCAAGGATACGGAGGAAGGGGCCGGTAAGAACAAACTAGGGGAACCACCAACCTATGCGATTGAAGCTTGCAAACCAAGGCTGGTTGAGATTGTGCAGATATGCCAACCTAAGATCATCATCAGTGTAGGCAAGCTGGCTAAGAAGTGGTTGCCTATCCTACTAGCTGATACTTACCGTCTAGGCGAGGATTACAAGACTGCCGATATCATTCACCCGGCTGCTATACTGCGCGCAGATGTTAGCCAGCAAGGCTTAGCTATCCAGCGCAGCCTCGTTACTATCCAAGATGCCGTAGAAGATTTGTAGCAACATCATTCCCCAAGCGACAGGATACTAACCGTGATCTACGTACATTGCCGAACAAACCTCGATGACGTGATGCGAATTGAGCAATGGCCAGAAGAATTGCCAGAACGCCCCATGCTAGGAGATAGGATTCTGTCCCTAACAGATCATTACGGATATTCGATAGAATTAGAGGTATTCGGCTTGACTTGGAAGAAACCAAAAGCAGGAACCTGGGCTCCAGTAGTCGATCACCGTAAGTGTAGCGAGGATTGGTATCTGGAAGTCGAATTGCACATACCGTCTTGGCAGAAAAGCCTATCTATCAAAGACTGGCAGGAGTGGTATAAGAAGGTTAGAATGCCACCATCTCACCGTACCTAAAGCCGGCTTTGCTTAGGCAACTACTTTCGGCTAATTAGGTATAATAAAGCCTGCATTGCACGTACCGACACTACGTCCGGTGGTTCATAGGCAACTGAGGTTGCCTTAACCCGTAATGCAGCTATGGCTGTAAGGGAGGTAAACCATGCCCCAAACAGTCAGCTAACGGCTGACACGACAATTTATTCCTACCTACGTCCTCGGTAGGACTGCTGGATGGGTTAATTGATTCCAGAGATTCCACATTAATCAATTGCCTGGTTCGACTCCAGGCTCAGCAGTTTTCTGTTAAAAATTGGAGTTGCCCAATGGACATATTCTTCAGTGAAATTGACGGATTACCCGTAGAGACATCCCCACCACTTATTTTCCAAGTAGTTGGACAACACACTTCACCAGGATGTGACTGTCAGGGAGGAGCGAGATTTGAATTCGATCTAGGTTTGGAAGAGTGGGTAATCTATGATTACCTAGTCCCTAGATGCTGGGGTTATGCTGGATACCCACATGAACGAGGTCACATACCCTTAAATCTAGCTGTGGATTTGTTTGAACAAGACATTGGCATCAAACTACTATACGCAGGAAGCATAAGAGACAATCAGATTAGTGGCCCCTGTGTTGTAGATTTCAGCGAGGTGCGATGCTGTATAAGAAGAGGACAGTCAGCCTATATTGTTGAGGCTTGGTATGATGATTGGCTGGCGAAGACACAATGTAAATATTGCAAAAGGAGAATGTCTAGAAGTAATGTAGGTCTTGCCAAAGGCAAGATCCTATCTTGGACAAGGTCTAGGGGTAATTGGTTTTGTTCTGAAAATTGTATAGTAAAGGAGAAAGAGCGATGGCTACGAGAGACAATGCAAAGCGATCAATCACAAGCAAGAGCAAAAAGGCTTCTAAGTCTGACGTCCAAGGCGTTGCAAGCCGCACGTCGCCGAAAGCCAGATGCCTTAAAGTTGCTGAAGAAGGAATTCGATCGGGAAGCGATTTTGCCAAGTTGATGTCGGCAATGATGACTGACCTGATCAAAGGCGATATACCAGCTCAGATAGCAAATGCCACGATCAGCAGTGGGAATGCTATGCTAAGGGTTGTGGTCATGCAGTACAAGTATGGCAAGCCTTCCAATGATGGATTCAACCTATTGAAGTAAGGGAACTAGGCAATGCCTACCATTAAAACCAAGAAACTAGCTTCTGTGCTGAAGAAGGCCAATACGATTAGCAAAGCGAAGTCAAAGAGGAAAGATCCAGTGTGGGCTGGACCTTGTGACCCTAGTAACAGGGGCGGCATTACCCAATCACTGCTGTGTCAGTTCTTGGTGTGCCGTGAGCGATTCAGATTGCGAGTGGTTGAAGGATTGAGGTCTGCTGACTCTTTCAACCATCGCCTTGAATATGGGCAGATGTGGCACACGTGCGAAGAGTTTCTCGCAAAGCATCATGCTGCTATTTGGAAACAAGGTGAAAACCCGTGGGACCCTGCTCTTCGCTTTTATTGCCAGAATCTTTGCAAACAATATCGACTACAGCAAGAGCAGATACAGCACTGGTACAATGTCTGCAAGGTGCAGTTCCCCAGCTACGTGAAGTATTGGGCTAAACATCCAGACGTGAAGGCGCGCAATCCTCTGTTCCAAGAGGAAGTATTCAACGTGCCTTATCTGTTACCATCCGGTCGCACAGTCTACTTGCGCGGGAAGTTTGACAGTGTTGACTTAATCGGTAAGGGCAAGTCTGCCCGTATCTACCTCCAAGAAAACAAGACCAAGGGAGACATCGATGAGGTTCAGTTGAAACGACAGCTGCAATTTGACCTGCAAACGATGCTCTATCTGACTGCCTTATGGAAGCAGTATTGCCCAACAGGCAAGGGTGGGTCTACGCTTGGTGCCCCTATCTTCGGTATTTGCTACAATGTAGTTCGTCGCCCATTGAGCGGTGGTAAGGGGTCTATTGTCCAACGCAAGGGCAATGGTAAATCAACCAAGCCAGAGACCAATGAGGAATTCTACAAGCGACTGGGTGAGGTAATTGAAGAGCAGCCGGAATTGTTCTTCATGCGATGGAAGGTAGAGGTGCTGCCTTCCGATATTGAGAGATTCAAGCGAGAATTTCTCAACCCAGTACTAGAGCAGTTGTGTGACTGGTGGGCAGTTGTTGGTGGAAACAAAACCCAATCCCAGTTTGACACAGAAGTAAACGGGGGCATTCATTGGCGTATGCCTTATGGGGTCTATTCACCGCTGCTGGATGGAGGATCTACCGAGATAGATGAGTATCTAACTTCTGGTTCCACATTAGGGCTAGAGAAAGCCTCTGAGTTGTTCCCTGAACTAAGGTGATTGGAGGTAATCATGGGAGATAAGTTACTGCGTTGGCTAGTAGAGCATAACGCAACTATCAGTTTCCACAATGCTGAAGAGTTTCATTGGACAGCTATTGATGTTCGTATTGGCGCAAGTAGCGTTACTCCGCCTTTATACGCTGGTTGCCGGCTTAGAGAACATGATTTGGCTAAACCCCAAGCCATACTTGATGCTGTAGAGAGGCTAGTTGAGCAAATCGAGAGACAGTTAAGGAGTGATTCGCTATGATGGTGTCAATCCAAGAATTGTGGATGATGACTGCTATATGGGTAGCCTACTCATTAGTCTATGCCTACTTTGGGAAACCAGCCAATGTAAGCATTCGTTTCAAAGAAGTGATCGACTCATTGGCCTTCACTCTGATGGTGACAATAGTTGCTTGGTCAAGTAATTAGTTGAAAGGACCAGCATGATCTTATCTAGCATCGAATTAGCCGACGTAGATCGATTACTAACCAAGCTCGCTGAATATGATGGATCAATCCGCCTCAAAAAACTATCTCCTGGCCTTGCCGTAGTCACAGTTAGTATCAGCCAAGACGAGGTAGGTAATCCCGTCCGCTTGTCGGTACAACGGTGTGTCTTGCAAAAAGACGTACCTTCGGTATTGCCGGCTGGTAGTTTTGTGTGTGTGAGATTGTAGAGGCGATTGAAGAACTAGAGGTCATCCTAAATGCCAAAAATTCCCCGCAGCATTAAGATTAGGAAGCCAACTAAGACAGTTGCTCAGTTGGTGGAAGAGAAGAAGCTGCCCTCGCTAAACGAAATTACAACTGAGTTAGAGGAAATTCGTCTTGCTATGGACGCCTGTTCAAAACGGTTGCTAGACCTAACCACCAAGGTAATGTGCTTTGGGCTTAAGACTCCGACAGGTAACTTACAGCCAGTTGATGATATTCCTTTCTAGTAAGTAAAGGTAGATGGTTATGACTTTCTCATATGTTCACTATGTCTACATTGGGCGTGACCCGTCGCTAGTTGGAAAGTCAGCATATGGTATTCTGATGAATTCAAAACCAGAAGAGCCAACTCTTAGAATTCAGGTAGACCAGAAAAATCATGCTTGGTCTTCTGGCTGGCATGACTCTCCAATAGAAGATTGGGCTGAATTAGTAGAAAGCTTAAGGTCACTATCCCAACTGGCTAAAGACAAGAAGAGTGTCTGCATCCTAGCCCCAGGTTGGACCGGGTATCGAGGCTACATTCCTGCCTCTAGGGCAATCAACTTCACTGGAGATACGCTACTACGTCTGTTTGAAGGAAAGAAAATCTGCATTTATAGACCGAAGAAAACTAAGCAACAACCTAAACAATCAGGAGAAGCAGATGCCGAAAGTTGTTCAGCAGTCAGCGAAGGTGAAACCCAAGGTAGCTAAACTTAGCAAAACTGATTCTGTGTGGGACCGTATTCGTCCTGTGGAATTAGGAAAGAAGGGGCTGACGGTAAATTTGTATGGACGTAGTGGTACTGGTAAGACGATACTGGCTTGCACTTTTCCTAAACCCCTACTTATCATTGGATTAGAAGACGGCACCAATTCAGTACACAATGTTGAAGGCGCTGAGTTTGTCTACATTAGCAGTAGTGAAGAAATGGGCGAATTGACTGAGAGAGCGGCTTCCACTAGGCGATTCAAGACGGTAGTTCTTGATACAGCTAGTATGCTCCAAGATCTGATTCTCAGAGAGATTCTTGGTCTGGAAGAATTGCCGGCACAAAAATTTTGGGGTATGGCAACACGAGAACAATACGGCCAGTGTTCTCTACAGACAAAAGAGAGGTTGCGAGCTTTGCTGGATCTTTCCACCAAAGCGGCTATAAACGTGGTTATTGTGGCCCAAGAACGTGAATTCAATACGGAGGACACCAGTAATTTGCTTATGCCGTTCGTAGCCAGCTCGCTTACTCCGAGTGTTGTAGGCTGGCTGAATCCAGCCTGTGATTACATCGGGCAAATGTTCATACGACAGAAGGAGGTAATCCAGAAATTCAAGGTTGCCGGCAAGGAGAAAGTGAAGCGAGTGGTTAAGGGGGTTGAGTATTGCCTGCGCACTGCTCCTGATCCAACCTTCACCACCAAGTTCCGCCTTCCAAAAGGCACACCCATCCCAGACGTTATTGTTGACCCAGACTATGACAAAATCTATGCTCTAATCAAAGGGAGATGAGACGGCTATGGATCAGAACCAGAAACTCTATGCAATGGCCCGTGTTAAGGAAGTGTTGGAGACAAGAACCAAGGAACTGAAAGTGAAGTTCACTTCTTGTGTGAAGGAGGCTTCTGACAGGGCTAAGTTAGATGCGATTCGTGACAATGATGTAGAATTGCGGGGTGGGGCTAAGCTTACAATGACTTTGGCTGAAGCCTTCTACTTTGGTGACTTGGTTCCTGCTGAAGTGTTAGACGCTGACAAATACGAAAAGGCGTTAGCTGAGCTGAATGAAAGGGCAGCCAAAGTCAAAGACCGAATCATGCTAGGAGATAGTCGTATTGCATTACAAGAGTTACAGGCCTTCTTAGAGGAGAACAACATTGCTGATTCTAAGTCGAAAGCAGGGTGAGACAATCTGTATCGGTAATGAAATCGAAGTTCAGGTGTTGTCGATTACAGGCAATCGGGTTAGCTTAGGGGTGGCTGGTCCTACAACAGCTAAAGCGGCACCAGGAGAACGGCCTAAAGCGACAGCGAGCCTGTCACCTGGCTTGCCTAAGCTGGTTAGGTAGCAAACCCCAAAACCGGTAAAATAGAGTGTTATTACGAGAGATTCACCAATTTCTAGTTACTACTACAGGAGAGATGTATGCCGAGTCAAACGAGCAAGTCCAGTCTGGTCACCAAGTTGGGATCCAAGCTGGCGAAGGCCGTGGAGAAGCACGCAGAGGATAAGACCGAGTACGACGTTAGCGGCAATTTGCCGGGAGGCATCGAGGGTGGAATTGCCAAGCTCGTGGATTGCAAGTTTGTGGAGATTGCTCCTGGCAAAACCAATGCTGGAGAGATTCTGTTTTACGCTGCAGCAACCGTCGTACGGCCAGTAGAGGTTGGCGGGCAACTGATTAAGGGGTTGCGCACCCAAATCAATGAGCCTCTATTCGACACTCCCACTCGCGCTCGTAAGACCTTTGATGAACACGTAGAAGAGGTGATGAACCGTCTGCGCATCCTTAAGGGAGTAAAGCCTGGGCAAACCTTGGAGATTGGGGTAGATGACCTGGAGTCCTTGGCTGCTGAAGTTAAGGAAGAAGCCCCTTACATTCGATTCCGTACCTGGGCTGGCAGCAAGCAAACCCTTGTCAACCGTAACGGCAAGTTCTTCGTCGTTGGTGGCAAAACGGAGATGGGCCCTTACAAATCTGAGGATGCGGCTAGGGCTGCCAACAAGTACATCGACCGTGAGCCAATGGTCAGCCACTATTGGGGTGAAGTGGTTGACTTTGTGCCAGAGGAAGGCGACGAGGTGGTTGACGAGAGTGGTGATGCTGAAGAGGTTGAGGAAGAGGCAGAAGAAGTCGAAGAGGCGGAGGAAGCCTCTGAGGATGAATCTGAAGACGAGGAAGAAGCTAGCGAAGGCGATGCAGAGGCTGATGAACTGGACGAATTGGCTACTCAAGCTGACGACGGCGACAAGGACGCTGTTAAGCAACTCAAGGCCAAGGCTATTGCAGCCGGTATCAGCAAGGAAGCCATGGCTGACGCTGAAAACTGGGCTGCTGTGGTCGAGATGATGCGGGCTAGCTCTGACGAAGAGGAAGAGACCGAAGAGGAAGCTGACGAGGAAGAGGAGGGGGAAGATGAAGAAGACGCAGATCCTGAGAAGGGTGACGTGGTTAACTTCAAACCACCCAAGGCTAAGAAGGCAGTAGAGGCGGAAGTGTTGCTGATCAACGCAAAGAAGCAAACTGCCAACGTTCGTACCGTCGATGATCGTAAGGTCTTCAAGGACGTGCCCTTGGCTCAAATCAGCAAGATCGAGTAACTAGTGTATTGGTTTGGGGGTAGCCGTGCGCACGGCAGGTATCTTTGAAGTAAAGTTCAAAGGCTGGTTCGAAACCAGCGTACCCCCAAACCTTTGTATTAAACACTTCCCAAACCAACTACTCCAAATCTTTTGAGTAGTATTATTCTCCCTACAACCTATCGCGAAGGAACAAAACAGTGGACAGCAAATTTTGGGTAGTGATCAAGCAAGATACAGCTAAGCGAGCTAGCCTGTCGTTCAACCCTAGAGTCTACCCATCAGTTGGTGAGGCTAAGAATGAAGCTGAACGATTATGCAGAAAGGAACGGTGTAAGTTTTTTGTTCTTGAAGTAATTGCTGCCGTTGAGCCGGAGACTCCTCCAATTCCTCCAGTCATTTGGAAGGACATCACTAAAACCTATGACGGTAGCAATGGTAGTAAAGAACTAGAAGAATGTGACCAAGAAGATATTGACGATATTGATGAAGAGGAAGACGACGAAGCTGTCTGACAAGGTTTGAACTGAACACTTGTGGCCGTTCATAATGTTGAGCCACATCGCGGGTGCCGAGTCGTAAAGAGCACCTCATGCCGGATGCGTCAATGGCCGGCAACCTACCTCTACGGTTGATTACTTTTTCCTGTAGGGGTAGGTTTCAGGGCGTAGCTCAGTCTGGTAGAGCGCGTGGTTTGGGACCACGAAGTCGGAGGTTCAAATCCTCTCACCCTGACTAAGGCCCGGTGGTGTAAGGCGCACGTCAGCAGAGTTGTCTCACCCTAGCATAGGGGCCGGGCATAGGCCGAGACAATGGCTGAAGGGCTCGGTTCGATTCCGGTCTGGGCCAATTAGAAGCAATAAGGCAGGTTCGATTCCTGCTCAATTGCAGAGGTCTGGTGAGACGAGAGGTGGGTTCGATTCCCACAGTGTAGCACTGGGAGCGAAAGGCACGGCTGGCCCATCCGTTATCCCAAGTGGAGAACATTTGGGAGGGGCTTTCAAGTATAAGGGGTAACAGCTGTGGTTATCAGACACTTAATAGTTCTGTCAATCGTATTGGGCATTCCGTGGGCTTGTGTGGCCGCAAGCCTACAATAAAACACGACGGCACCAACCCTGAGTAGTGTCAACTGCAACGGGTTGGAAAAGCTAGGGGAGTAGGTTGACGTCTACGATAGCACACTAGGCTCATACCCTGGAAGTCCAGTAACCCCGACTGGCCCGCTTCGGCGGTGTGGTGTAAGGGCTGCCGTCTTTTCTATTCAACCACAAGGAGTAACTGATGTTTTCTGTTCTACAAAAGCGAGAGATTGCAGAAAAGATTCAGACAATTCTTAGGGAAACTGTCCATCCAGAATTGCCAGAAGGTGAGATTCAATTTGAGATTCACATCAAAGGCGCTGAGTCCTGGAGTTGGGCAGTGATTCGTAACAATGGAGCGGTTACTAACCCAGGGGTAAATCCTTGGAATGAGAAACAAGACCCTAGATAATGGAGAAACCATATGGACGTAACTGCAGCAATTAATATCTTAGGCTTGGTAATCTCACTGTCGACGCTTGGTGTGGTTGGGGCAGTTCACAGGCTAATCAGTAGATGTGAACGGATCGCCAAAGCCCTAGAACAGCGGAATAGACAAGATGGTATTGGTAGCTGACAATGCCTAGAATTCCTCCCGACAAGCCGAAGTCTAAGCCTACAACCAAGCCCTCTTGCCTTGCTTGCGGTGGTGCAGGAAGAGCAAGCAAGAAGTGGGCTGTCTGCCCCATCTGTAAAGGAAAGCCAAATGGACGACTCCCAGCTACTCAGCAATCAAAGCCCTAAACATAATTTCGTTTCACATATAGTAGGAAGAGGACATGGATGCGATTACACCATTGGGTGTAATGCAGTTGTGATAAGGCTTCCTGAAGACTTGCAGAGTCTGGATGAAGCTTTAGAGTATGTGAAGACACAAGAGAAAGAGGGGTGTCTCCCCTATTATGGTTTAAGCCAAGTTGAAAAGGTGTTAATTTACGATATCTGTGGTATTGGCTGTATTTCAGCAGAGGAAATCAGGATACAACAGAGTACAGCTAATAAAAATCGGGAAATTGCGTTCGAAGAAGCCAATCTACAACAGGCTCAGAATAGGCTAGATGCCTTGAGGAAATCCAAATGAAAATTTCCCCAAGCGGAACTGAGTATGAACCTGGAGACCCATGCAACCTATCATTCTGTCTAGCCTGCTGTCCAATTTGTGGGGTAAGGTTAGATAGCCCAGACTGCGATGGATATACAACTGGAGGGCACGTTCATTGTGGACTTAACTCGCGTTTGAATCGTATTCTGTTTAGGGCTTGTTCTAAGCATTTCAAACAAGCTGAAATAATGCCTATTAGACAACCCTGTAACAAAGCCCCAGGTTACTTGGGTGAGTGGAATCCAGCTTGGGGCATCGCAGCTAAAGTCGTGTTCTTTGGTAATCCAAAGTCTAAGATAGTTAGGATCATATGACATGGAACTAGTCACAATTCGCTCCCAAATTCGTGATGTTGCTGCTAGATTTGCTGCACAATACACTCACAACGGCAAGATCGGTCTTGAGGCTTCCAAGATCGTAAAGGAACTACGGAAGCTTAATGTAGAGACAGCAACTCCAGAAGACGTGGCTAACATTATTGGTAATTCTGATTGGGTTAAGCAGTTTAATTGCGATGAGTGCGGAGCGCCTAATGATGTATTAGTAGAGGCTGGTGAAGAACCTGATTATGATAGCCAAACTGCACTTCTCTGCGCCTCCTGCTTGCGGGAGGCACTAACTCTAATCAGTCAACATCGGATGGAGCAGCCTAGTGAGCCTACCTGATGAGCTCAAGGCAAAGTTGGCTAAGGTAAAGCCCAAGCGATGGACGGTTAAGCCAGAGCTTCTACTGTTGCCCCAAATCCCCAAGCCACTTCATGGAGTTGCCCCTCGTGTAATCCTAGGTGCTACCTGGTGGAATAAAACCAGACAGGAAGCCTATGCCAGCACAAACTGGCACTGTGAGGCTTGTGGAGTTCCTAAATCTCAAGCTGCTTACCATCAGTGGCTTGAAGGGCATGAGATCTATCGCACGGACTATGCTAAAGGGAGGCTTTACTACATTCGCACGACCCCTCTATGTCACTTCTGCCATAACTATATTCACGTGGGTAGATTGCAGTGGTTACTCGATACCGGCAAGATCCACCACGCCAAGTTTGTTTCTATAATCAGGCATGGTGACCAGGTATTAGCTTCTGCCGGTTTACGAAGGCTACCTGTATATAATGGGGTAATTGCCCCGTGGGCCAATTGGCGATTAGTTCTCAACCATAAGCACTACAAACCACTGTACCCAACCTATGAATCTTGGTTGGAAGCAATGGATAAACAAGAAGAGAACCTCAAGCAATAGGAGCCATCATGCCTCGTATCCAAGATTTGAAGAGAGTGCAGCGCAAGCCCACCACAACCAAGCAAAAGGCAGGTAAGGCTAGGGGTAAGGCTAAACATGCTCTTAAAGCCCCTAGGAAGGCCCTAGGTGCCTTGCAAAGCCCTAGTGAGCCCCTACCTACACCCCAGGCTGAGGCAACGCCTATGGGTAAGCCAAAGCTAGTACCGCTAGAAGACCCGAGCCTAGGTAGAAGATTCTTAGACTTGGGGTTAAGCAAGACATTCAAAGAGGTGTTTGCCGAACCGCCCAAAAGCGAATTGGAGTTGCTGATCGAAGCGGTGAATCGTAACCATATGGATACGCTGCGATTAGGTAAGGCATTTATAGCCTCAGCGATTGAGACCGGAACTGCATTAGCCAAAGCCGCTAAGAAATCAGTAGATCAAGGGTGGGAGTTACGAGGAACAACGGCTGTTTCTGAAGTTGATAAGTCTGTCTATCGTCGGGTTAACTTGGCAAAAACAGACAGGTTTGCCAACTTGGTTAGCCCAACATCCAGAGCAAATCTAAGAGAGATACTGAGGGCTATGCAAGACCTTGAGTTGCGTACACCAGATGGAGAGTAGGTGATGCCAAGAATTAGTAACGGCGGAATGATAAGCCTGGACACTGAGGACACCGGTTTGGACCTGAAACACGGGGCTAAGCCCTACCTTGTTACGTTTTGTGATGAGGGGGGCAACAATACTTGGTATGAGTGGGATGTTAACCCAGTGACCAGACAACCTATCGTACCAGCAGAAGACTTGGTTGAGATACGCAATAGGTTTGAAGAAGCTGACTCGGTTGTGTTGCAGAATCCAAAGTTTGACTGGGGAGCATTAGGTACAGTCTTCGATAGTATGGATTGGTGGGACTGGGGCAAAGTCTACGATACCTTGTTGGCTGGTCACTTGTTGGCTAGCAACCAACCCCATGATTTAACCTCGATGTCAATTGTGTACTTAGGGGTTAATGCCCAACCATTTGAAGACGCCTTGGAGGTTGCTTGCCTAGAGGCTCGTAGGATTGCCAAGCACAAGTATCCAACCTGGCGCATAGCTAAGGCTGGCTTGCCTGAGATGCCTAGCGCCAAGGAGAAAACGTGGAAGTATGATGCTTGGTTGCCTAGGGCTGTAGCTAAGCAGGAATGTTATCCTACAGGCAAATGCGAAGTAGTCAACCTACGTAGGGAGAAGTTTGACGTTCGTATCGACAGAACTACCAAGTGGGGAAACCCGTTTCATATTGGTGTAGATGGTAGTCGATCGGAGGTAATCGACAAGTATCGACGTTGGATAACCGGCAATAAGAAGCTGATGGCTTGCTTGCCAGAGCTAGAAGGTAAGCGACTGGGGTGTTTTTGCAAGCCCCAAGAATGCCATGGAGATGTACTGGCAGGGCTACTAGCGGAGTTGGCCCATCCTTGGTGGACGGTATGCAGTGATTACGCCAATAGTGATAGTGCAGTGACACTACCACTGTTCAAAAAGCAGCGAGAGTTAATTAAGAAGAAGGGGTTATGGCGAATCTACCAAGAGCGGTTGAAGTTACTGCCTGCATTGTGTAGTATGGAACTGCGAGGGGTGACGATTAGTAAGCAACGCACTGATGAATTGAAGAAGCAGTATATTAAGTCATCAGCAGAATGTCATAGGACTTGCGTTAAGCTGTCAAAAGGCAGGATCAAAACCTTACCGAAGGCTGGTGCTAGCAATGATCTGAAGTCTGTGCTGTTTGACGGGTTTCAATTGGAGACAGAGCGTAGGACGAAGAAGGGCAACATCAGCGTTGATAAATATGCTTTGGATGAGTGGTTAGCTACGTTACCGCGAGAGGGAGTGCCCTATAAGTTTATTGCCAACCTCAAGGCATATCGTAAGCGACAAACGGCTTTGGGGTACATTGCCTCATATGAAAAGTTTTGGCTGCCATATGCTGATAAACTCGGTTATCCACTACCGGCTTGGAGAGTACTGTACCCATCGCTCAACCCGACGGGTACAGACACGCTGCGGTTTAGCAGTAGTAACCCCAACAGCCAGCAAATCAGCAAGCAAGAAATTGCCGAGATGGGGCAGGAAGGCGGACATAACGCTCGCTATATGTTTGGTCCTGCTCCAGGTAGGGAGTGGTGGAGCTTCGACTACGAGAATCTGGAGCTACGTATACCGGCCTATGAGTCTGGCGAAAAGGTGATGATTGACTTGTTCGAGAAGCCAGATGAACCTCCCTACTTTGGTAGCTATCACTTGATGAACGCCAGTATCATCTACCCAGATCTGTTCTGGCCACTAGCAGAAGAAAAAGGGGCTTTCAAGAAGAAGTATGCTTCAACGTGGTATCAGTGGGTTAAGAATTTTGGATTTGCGTTCAGCTACGGATGTATGCAACCTACTGGGGATAGGGCTGCGCATAGGGCAGGGGCTTACGATTTGGTAAAGGATCGTCTGAGCGAGCATAGCAAACTCAACAAGAAGATGATTGACCTAGCTAACAAGCAAGGTTACGTCGAAACGATACCAGACAAGACTGTTGATCCAAAACACGGCTATCCTATCTATTGCACCAGGTCTAGATGGGGCAGCGTAAGCCCGACCATTCCACTGAATTACCACACACAAAGTTCTGCGATGTGGTGTACCATGAAGGCTATGATTCGCGTACACCAGTATCTACTGAAGCAACGCGACTGCCATATGGTTATGCAGATCCACGACGAAATAGTAATAGATCTGCCAGCCAAGAAGAATCTAGGAAACCAACCTATTGTAAACAGGGTCAAGCAGTTGATGGAAATGTCTGGCGATGACATTGGTATCCCGCTCAAAGTGGCAGCAGAGTATCATCCAGTAGCTTGGGAAGGATCAAATGAAGGGTAGAAAATTTGGTAGACTAACTGTAATTGGAAGGGCCGGCACCGGTACGAGAGGACAAAGTTGGCTATGCCAATGTATCTGTGGAACTATTGTAAGACTGTCAACTAGCCAATTAATCAAAGGTGGGTATATAAGCTGTGGTAAGCACACCACAAAATCGCTAAAAAGAAAGCCTGTCCCTAAGGAATTGCGAAGGAGGTATCCTCTAACCGTAAGATCTTGGGAAGCTATGTTGTCTAGATGTCATTACACCAAAAAGAAACAACCCTGTTATAAGGACATTCAAATATGTGAACAATGGTTCTCGTTTGCCAATTTTCTACAGGATATGGGGCCAAGACCCTCTATAGAATACTCAATTGATAGAGAAGACCCCGACGGAAATTATTCTCCAAGCAATTGTCGATGGCTAACTAAGAAGGAGAATAGCTCACGCATCCGCATGAATCTGACTCCAAAACGAAACCAGAAGGTTAGTGAGGGAGTAAAAAGAGCCCATGCTGAGGGAAAGATTCTTACCCCTGAAGCTAGAGTCAAGATAGGTAAAGGGGGTGCAAAACGGGTAGGAAGGAGGCTACAAAAGTGTCAGCAGTGTGGTCTGAACGCTTATTTGAGTGTTTGTCAACGATGTCGTATAAAGGAAGCAAAGTAAAGACGATATCGGAATACCAACTCCAGTCAGTGTGAAGTATCATCCAACCTCATGGGGTGAGGGATTTAGTGTTGCTCTATAGCAAACAAAGTGGTCATGCAAGGCACAATGAGGTATAGAAATGCAATTAATGATTGATGTGGGAGAATTAAGCAATGGTGCAGCAGATGGCTTGGTGGATGCCCTGAGGAAAGTAATGCTTATTTGCGAGTTTTCTCCAAGAGTAGTTGCCCCTGCCCTACTCCTAGCCACTGTTGGAGAAACTGTCTTAGGTGAGGGTTTAGTCAAACAAACAAACAATGATAGAGGTAGAGTAATGATAACGGCTAGCTATGAAGCGATTCGAGAGATGATGGAAGACAAAGACCTCCTTGCTATGCGCGCAGCTTACCAGGATGAGGTCAAGCAAATATGCCGAGAGTATGCCAAGGGCATTAGAGAATGTATCGAGTTTCCAGGCTTCCAAGAAACTCAGGAGCAGGTATTGAATGGCTTCCAACGTAATCTAAAGGCTGTTCATCAGGCTTGGTATCTATTAGCAAAGAGGGTGCCTGGGATGTTTGAACAAATTGCCAAGGAAATTTCTGCATCTTCAGGAGACACCCATGCAGATTCTAGTGAAACTACAGATAATTGATCGAGACACTGAAGAGGGAATTGATGTTGACTAAGACGAGATAGCTGAACTTGTTAAAGGATTGATTAGCCTACACAAATTCCGTACAATTCCTATTGGAGCAGAAGAAGATACTGGGTCTGTATCTGCTATGCTTATCAATGTAGAGGCTAGTGTGGTTGGAGGCGACAATGACGTACCAAATACTTGAAAAGACGATACAACAGTCTAGAAAGCTGCGATTGAAGTGCAAGCACAAGTGGTGCCGAACTAGCTATGTTGGTCATGGTAAGTGGAGACTCGGTTGCTCGAAGTGTGGAGCATTAGGGAGATAATCCAATGGGAAGTTACGATAAGGTTATGGTGATTTGCCCCCACTGCTGTAGGGAGACAGAACTGCAATCCAAGGGTGGGTTGTGCAATTTTAAGACCTACACTCAAGAGTCAGTGCCGTTGGGTGTAGCTGCCTATCTACATCTAAGTCGCAATGAATGTGACAGATGCCATAAGCAATTTGGTGTTGCTGCTGCGCAGTCTAGGATTTCCCTAATTACTAAGGCATTCAAAAGGAAATCATAATGGCCATAAAAGTGAGATACAGTCAAGACCCCTACATTGCTCGCTTACAGAGGAAGTTCAACCAAGAGTCTGAGCTGATGTGCCTGGCTTTGCAAGATAATGACAAGGCTGATGCTAAGCTGCACCAGCAGAAGATGGAAGACTATCGTCAGCAATTGAAAGAAGCCAGAGGTTAATAGCCATGCCCTCAAAAGCCCAAATGATTGTTGACAAGATTCTGGATGACTTGACTGACAGGAGGGGGCTACGCCAGGAGTGGGAACAGGTTGATAGAGAAACACAAAAAGAGATTCGTGCTGAGTGGAGAAGAATTATTGAAAGCGTATTAGAGGAATAAGCAGCAGCAATGATTCACATTCGTTGCGTTGCTGTATTAGAAACGATGTGGGGAACAGAAGGTAAGGCCCCGGGTATGTTTCGCATCAACCCCCAGAACCATACAGGACGTAGACTGTATTGGCTCCTTGGCCATGATAATCTGTGGGTTACGAATGCTTGTCCTCAGCAAGTAGCTAACGCCAGGCAACATGGTAAACCAGACTCTGAGTGGTTGTCGTATAATCTACAACGGTGTAGCTACGGTCTGTTGCTAGTGTGTGGTAAAGTTGCACAAGCTACGTTTGCTCAGTGTGATTACAAGCCTTCGTGTAGAATACTAGGGATGCCCCATCCGGCAGCTAGAACTTGGACTAAAGCAATGCTGTTGGAGTGGCAGCAACGAATACAATCTGGAGTTCATTAACGAGGAGAAATCAATGCCTAGCAGTAGTGAGCTGTTTGACAAGATTGAGGATCTAAGGACTCAAGCAGACGACATGGAACGGCATTTTCTAGCAGAAGCTGGATGGAAGTGGGTTTGTAATACTCCCGCTAGCCTTTGGTTATGGGAAAAGAAACTTCCAGACGGTCGAACAGTTTTGACTGATCAAGAGGTAGCTCTGCTAATCCAAGAGGAGTTAGACATAGCATGAAAATTGAAGACGTCAAACTTGGAGACTACGTTCTAGTAACTATACAACCAGATGAATGGGAGAGTAGTGGTGAAGAAAAGGAAGACTTAGAGGCTTGGGTTGGGCAGGTCGGTATAGTGGTAGAAGTAGACCCAGACTTACAACAGTGTCTCTGTAGATTTCCTTCATATGACAACGAGAATGAAACCGGCCAAAGAAACATCGAGTGGGAATCACTCAGTTTTGTTAGCCGGCCTGCGTCAAAGCTAACTAGGTACTGCTTAACCGAGGTAAGAGGCTCATGAAGATTGAAGAGGTTGCTAAGCTGACTCCGATGGAGAGGTTCCTATATTGGATAAGTGAAAGATACGACATTCATCTTAAAAGAGCTGCTGGCAAACCAAAACCTTGGACAAACGACAAGGTGATGCAGTCTGTGTTCTTCACGAATCCTTACCGTGAGAACGATAAGACGACGGTGTGGTTCAGAAAGAATATTAGAGATCCACTTAAGAGAGACTCTAACGTGTTGATGGCTACAGTCATTTTTCGCTGGTTTAACTATATTCCAACCGGAGAAGTTCTGTGGAATTATGGAAAAGACCAGGACGGCACCTGTGATTTGCTAACTCAATGGAATGAGAAGTTAGCCGTTCATGTCTTGCAACAACAGCAGAAGCGACACGGTAAAGTGTTTACTGGCGCTTACATGATCAAGGCTGGCAATGGCCCCCCTGGATGCAAGATACCTAACGTGTGTAAGTCTATATCAAAGGTATGGGCAGAACGTAAGCGATTGGTTCAGGTCTGCAAAAATGATTGTAGATTGCAAGCCTTGTGGGAAGAGTTATGCAAGTTTGACAATCTTGGTGGATTCATGGCTTATGAGATTGTGTGTGACTTGCGATACACCCACCTGCTTAGTAAGGCTAGTGATGTTGATACCTGGACTAACCTGGGGCCGGGGGCTAACCGAGGATTAGCTAGGGTGTTAGGCGATAAGATGGTAGTTGGCAAGAAGGGTAAAATGGTACCTGATATTCGGCCGGATCGGGTAGAACAGGTTCGTGCTTTGCTGGCTATAGTTCGTAAAAAGTTACCAAACATGCCTCGATTTGAAATGCGGGAAATCGAGCACTCACTCTGTGAGATGGACAAGTATGAGAGGGCTAGGCTTGGAGAAGGTCGGCTGAAAAGGAAGTACCAAGGTTCTTAGACTCTGGCAAACCTTGTTGATCCTAAGGCGTCTATAATTGGAGACTATCGGTGGCTGTTCTAGACATACGCGGCACACACGGCAGCGGTAAGAGTTGGGTCGTACACCAGTTGCTACACACTTACAGCAACCAGGAAATCATAGAGGGTGGAAAGCCTATTGGCATTTACTTGCCAAAAGTAGATGCCGCTGTTGTTGGTCTCTATAATAGGACGTGTGGCGGGTGTGATGGCATTAGCACGGCTGATGAGGTTGTGCGAAGAGTCAGGCTGTTTGCAAAAAAGTACCGTTGGGTTATTCTAGAGGGCATCCTAGTTGCCCATACATTCCAGCGATATAGCCTGCTTGCTAAAGAAATCCCAAACTACACTTTCGCTTTTCTAGATACTCCTATGAATGTGTGTGTCAAACGAGTTAGGGAAAGAAGACTGGCTAAGGGCAACACAAAGCCTCTCAACTTGAAAAATATCTGCAAGGATTGGCACTCCATCTGGGAAAGAGTGCGCAGTGGGTGTAAGTCCTCTGGGCATAACATCCTGGTTTTGAATTGGAAAGACCCATTGCCACAAATCATCAAGACGTTAGAAGCTGGTGCCTAGTCTAAGTTGTACATAGTGGCGGATAGGAGTAGACAGATGCCTTGGAAGCTGGTTGAAGTAGATTTGATTCCGGCGGGTAAAAGGTTAGGGCTTTGTGGGAGGCCTTACCATGGGCACCCTAGAGGATGCAAGAATTTCAGAAAGAAGGCTGGGTGCCCACCTGACCTGCCCCCGTTTCCATTACGCCTAGATAGGAAGATTTGGGCGATTTACACTAGATACCCATTAGGTCAGCACATTGCAAAAATGCAAACTGCTCATCCGGACTGGGAGGAGTATCAGCTAGCCAACCTGCTTTATTGGCAAGGTACTAGCAAGCGTATGTTGAGGGATGAGGTAGCCAGGTTCAAACAGTCAGTGCCTAGGGTTCATGTGGTTCCCCGCAACGCTCATATTGATAACTATATCGACGTTACGTCTACGATGGCTAAGGTAGGCATCCGTCTAGAATGGCCAGCACGTACTAAGGCTTATGAAATAGCCTTTGCCGGAACGTCTGTAGTGGGGCTAAGCGAAGGTGAGTGGGTTAAACTGGTTGGTAGGTGGCCTGAGCTGTATGCTGTCAGAGAAGTAGATAGACCAGAGAGTCAACGGGGATTGCTTGGGTTGACATTTGGCAAATTTGTCGTAGAGAAGTACACACCGGGTATCGGTTGGGATGTGCGATGTCGGTGTGGTATTACAGAAACGATTACCAGCCGTGCAATACTCATCAAGGCTCTGGGGTGCTGTAGATGCGCGCAACAAAAACCCCCGCCTCGTAGCGGGGGCAATGTGTGTTGAATTTGATCGGACGCTGATTACTTGCTGGCCTTGAATCGTTCCCACGCCTTGCGACCGGTGGCCGTGATAGCGTACCACACACCATGCTTACCATCCGGCGGTTCGATGAATTTCACCAGCCCACGGCCAGCGAGACCACCACCTTGCAAGCCGTAATCCTCACGCATGGCAGCTCCCATGATTTTCGCGCTGGCACCAGGTAGATCCTTCTTGGCAGCATCCTTGCCGTTCAGGACTTTGAGAATGGCGGCTTCCTTGGCAGTAAGGTCAAGGGGGCCCTTGGCTGCCTTGCTAGCAGGCTTAGCCTTAGCCTTGGCTTTGGGGGCCTTGGCAACCTTGCCAGAGCCCTTGGCTGCCTTGCTAGCAGGCTTAGCCTTAGCCTTGGCTTTGGGGGCCTTGGTGGCTTTGGTAGCCGTCTTGGGCTTGCTAGTGGCCTTGGAGGACTCGGTGGCGGAAACGGCAGCGGATTCGGGGGTGGTTTCGGGCGACATAGCATTGCTCCTAGTAAATGTGGGGGTGTAGCCCATCTTGTCCTGGTGTGCAAAGAACCGACGTGCAGCAAAGGCATCAGCAAACTGCTTGACCTTGCGCTGGCCGTTGGCAGTGGTGTAGGACACTGCGGCAGGCATCGGCTTGCGATCCATTGGGAACATTGGGCTGACCCCGGTTTGGTTTTGGTTGGAACTCCCAACCACGCCAGTCATTGTAATTCAAGCTGGGAAAGATAATAGCCCACTAACGGGTGGTTTTGGAAAGATTGTTGCAACTTAGTATTACTAACCATCTTACGTCTACAGGAATTTTTGGATGCTCACCGTTTTGCTCGATATGGACGAGGTGATCACAGATTTTGTCGGTGCCGCCTTGCGGGAACATGGCTGGACCAGACACCGATTGGAGAAGGTTTGGACGCCTGGAACATGGTCGATTGTTGAACCGATGGAAATGACCCAGCAACAATTCTGGGCACCAATCAAAGCCGCTGGCACAGATTTCTGGGCCTACATGAATCCAACTCCATGGGCAGAAAAGATACTGGGATTAATGAGCAAATACGACTGGATGATTGTCACATCTCCATCAAAGTGTGCTGCCGCAGGTACAGGCAAGATAAGATGGATCAAACAACAGCTAGGGGAAGACTTCGAGGACTACGTAATTACCCCATGCAAATCGAGGTTGGCTAGGCCAGACTACGTTTTGATTGACGACCGAGAAGAGACAGTTAAGAATTTTGTTAAGGCTGGTGGTAGAGGTATTGTATTCCCCTCTCGCCACAATTTTCTACACGAATGTTCAGACCCAGTACAGTATGTCAAGTATCGATTAGAACAAGAAACACGTCAAACAGGATCATAGACAGCAATAATGAAAAAGATTTACCCTAGGCCACTAAGTAACCCTAACCAGCCCTATGTCTACACCTGGAAATACGAAGGAGTAGTTATTTGGGTTGGTAGGGGGACTGGGATGAGAGGGGTGCCCAGACCTAGTTCAGGAAGCAATGCAGGAAGGCCTGACGTGTTGGCTAAGCTAGTGGCTAACATCTGGAGTAAGATCGACTACACAATCCTACCTTGTAAAACTGTAAAAGAGTCAATTAAGCTAGAGGAAGCTACAATTGCCTCATTAAAACCTAAGTACAATAGGGCTCCAGGAACTGGTGGATTCAAGGGGATGCACTCTATCGAAGGAAGAAAAAGAATCTCGGACCACCAAAAAATTAAGGGTGGTTAGTGATGAAACTAAACGCAAGATAAGCTTAGCCGCTAAAGGAAGAAAACATTCTGATTCTGCAAAAATGAAGATGAGCATTTCTAGACTTGGAAAGCCTCGACCTGACATCAGACTACGAATGATAGGCAACAAAAACCTAGTCGGACATCACCACTCAGAGGAAACTAGGAGACGAATAAGTGAGGCTAATTTGGGCAGACCAGTTAGTGATTTATGTCGACTAAAGTCTAGCCAAAGGGCAATAGAAAGAAATAGAGTAAACCCACCACGTAAAGGCAAAACGTGTTCTGCTGAACACAGACGAAAACTTAGTGAAGCCCGCAAGAGATATCTTGAAAGGAAGAAAACCGATGCATCTCAAAACTAGAAATGTTAACACGGCGTTTCAAACCCTAGTATCTGGTATCTATACCGGAAGTATCCCAACAGTCCATCGCAGTAGCCGAGCTGGTGATGTTCTTCAAGTAGAAGAGCCTGTGATTGTCACCTATAGTCACCCAAGAGAACGGGTGTTGTTTAATAAGAAACGGGATGCCCCATGTTTTTTCACGCTGTTTGAATCTCTCTGGATGTTGGCGGGACGCAATGACGTTGCACCACTGGCTTACTACAATAGCCAGATTGCTGACATTGCCAGCGATGACGGTAAGACATTCAACGGAGCTTATGGCTATCGATGGAGAAACGGATATGGTGGACAAGAAGCTGGGGGAGACGGCCCTTACCCTTACACAGAAGACAGGAGGGTTGACCAGCTATCAATCATAATTGACCAACTACGTAGGAAGCCTGAGTCACGTCGCTGTGTACTGCAGATGTGGGAAGTAGAATCTGATTTGCTAAAGATTGATGAAACAAAAGACTGCTGTTGCAATCTGTCAGTCTTGTTTTCAATTCGTAATGAACCATTCGATTGCCTTGATCCAACAGATCCGGCTGTGTTTATGCCAGCTAGTGATCGGGTTTATCGTTATCTAGATATGACTGTCTACAACAGATCCAATGATATGATTTGGGGAGCGCTTGGAGCAAACGTAGTTCACTTCTCATTTCTACAGGAGTACGTGGCTAACTGCTTAGGAGTTGAAGTAGGATCGTACAATCAGGTGTCAAATAACTTGCATGTCTACACTGAGCGATGGGAACCAGAGAAGTGGTTAGCAGAATATCAACCAATCAGACTGTGTACAGCTTGTCATCCGAATCCAATCTACATAGAGGCTGAAAGTGGTTGTTGTGGTAAGTGTGGGCAGGTTTCTAGATTCCTGCGAAGCCCAAATGTTGACGATTACAAACAGGCCAGAAGTTGCTTGTACGATCGAGGTAGTGTGGATTACATTTCCCTGGTTCAAGACCAAGCCAGGTTTGACAAGGAGTGTGCAGCGTTTATCGACTGCATTGACGGCGACTTTGAAGAGCCCTTCCTACGTGACGTGGCACAACCGATGATGGCTGCGTTTCGTCGTCATAAGCGACGTAGCTACCGCGACAATGAAGGGGCATTGAACTTGATTGAGCGAGTAAAGGCAGAAGACTGGAAGATTGCCGGTCGTAATTGGTTGCTCAAGCGATGTGAAGGGTGGGAAAAGAAAGGTATGCCAGGTTATGGTATGCAGCAAGAAATGATTAGCGAAGGTACTGGTGAAGTAATTCCCCCAATACAGGAGGGCGAGTAATGGCATCTGAGCTGTTTGAATTAGTAAGAAGCCTACATTTAGATAATGCTAAACACGTTCGTCGCAAGAGAAGACTCTGTGACTACTCTGTAGCTCAGTGTACAAACCATCTACTGGAAGAGGCAGTAGAAGTTCAAGCAGAAATCCTAGCAAGTGGTATTCCGTACGTTCACAGATGCTCTAGCTGGTCTGCGGAAAAGCTGAGCAATAAGAACCAAATAGTTGAGGAGATGGGTGACGCTTTGGCCGTAATGTATCACTTGATGATACGTCTTGAATTGTCTCTAGAGTCTGTAGAAGAGAGAGCAGTATTGAAGCTTAGAGAAACCTTTGTCTAGTGAAGGGCTAAAATGGCAGAGCCTGTCTTGACAAAAGCTGATTTTGTTAGACGTTACGCGGCGGGTAACGAATTTGGCAACCACTCACCAACATGGTCTAGAGTTGAAGACTTTCTTGCTGAACCCCCACTGCACGATGGACAGAAGTATCATCTGCGTAATAGGGTTACTGGCGGGCCTACGTGGTATAATATCGATGAGGATGCAGTAGCATTTGCTTTCTATGCACTGCTGCACGAAGGGATTAGGTCAGAAGATTTGTACCTTAGTGCAATGGCCCCTACGGAGTTAACACTGATCCAAGGTGAAGTGATGCGATCGCCTTGGGGGCTTTACCTATATTACAGTCAGGTAGCTAAGCCAATGCGGGAGGCCCTAGCTGAGCGGGCACAGTCTGTTAGCGGTTTGACCGCGATGATGTTGCTGAAGAGGTATATGTGCCAGCGAAGCTACGAATGGTTGGAATACCTACTGGAAGAGTATGATGGGCACGTCATTGAATTTTCTTCTTACGGAAAATGCTGGGGAACATTGCCAGGGATGAATACGGTTTGGTGGGAGATCAGAAAGTACTGAGAGGAAGATATGCCACGAGTTCACGAAGAATCTATCAACTATGCAAGTGCTTACAAGTTTCATGGATTGGAGTTTGACGGGGATGAAGGGCAGGTTACCGGCAATTGTCCCTGGTGTGGTAGAGAGGGCAAATTCAGCCTGAATTTAGAGACTGGGATTTGGCGTTGCTGGATTTGTGGGGAAGGTAATGAGAAGGGAGGGGGCAACCTGCTAGCCTTCCTGCGCAAGCTGTGGAGCCTCAGCGATAAAGCTACAGTTGACTACAAGGGCTTAGCTGCCCAAATTGGCTTGCTGTATGAAGAGACGTTAGAGGCTTGGGGTGTATGCCAATCGATAACTACTGGTGATTGGTTGGTGCCTGGTTACTCAGCTAGAGGGTCGATTGACCAACTGTACCGATATGCCCAGGTAGGTGAGAGGATGGCTTTGCTGCCTACCCCAGGGATGAAACATGGATTGCATGGCTTGCCTTTGTATGATAAGAATAAGCCAATTGTCTACCTGTGTGAGGGTTGGAAAGACGGTATGGCATTGTGGGAAATGTTGAAGGGGGTGAAACACGGGGATAATGGAACTCTGGTCTCTACAGCCAACCCAGAACGCAGTCTGGCAGGTGAAGCAAATGTGCTGGCTGTACCAAGCTGCACGACATTTTCGCCGAAGTGGTGTGGCCTGTTTAGTGGCAAGAGCGTGAGGCTGATGTTTGATAGTGACCATCCACAGAAGAATAAGAAGTCAGGCAACCTATCGCTGCCGGCTGGCTATTCAGGGATGAAGCGGGTGTCGAAGATATTACTGGCCCATGAATCTCCACCAGAGCAGATCAGCTTCTTGCAGTGGGGACCAGAGGGTTATGATACAGACAAGGCATCTGGCTACGATGTACGTGACCATTTAAGGGAAGGAGCTGACCTGACCGGCAGAATGACTCAATTGGAATCGCTGCTAGCCAAGGTTGGGCCCATCCCAGATGATTGGTCTGGGGATGGGTTGAAGAAAGGGCCAGGTGGGCAGAATCTGGAGTGCCTGCACTGTAGCCAATACTCCGTATTAGTGAATGCTTGGCGTAAGGCAATGAAGTGGACTCCTGGATTAGATCACGCGTTAGCAATGATGCTAGCCTCGATTGCTTCCACAAAGAGTGTTGGAGACCAACTGTGGATTAAGGTAATTGGGCCGGCTGCCTGCTTACGTGGTGATACTCTGATTTGGGATCCAGTGGATCAGACGCTGTTGCCGGTGCAAGAGCGGTTCCGTCGTAGAAGAGACTTTCATGTTTGTGCAATGACTAAGGAAGGAAAGTTGACTATCTCCCTGGCCTATGCCCCAACGATTCGACCGCCAGACCATTTGTATTGTGTGGCTTTCAAGTCTGGTGCGGAAATGCACGTGACTGAGAATCACAGGTTTTGGAATGGCGATAGGTATTGGTCAGTAGCCAGCATTATCACGGAGGTCATGCGAACCGGCCGCTTTCAAATGATCCGTTACCAAAGCGGACCTTATCTGCCTAACCAGGGCGAAGCAAAGTGTGCAATGGACGAAGTGGTATCTATTACCCCCAGTGATTATGAGTGTCACTATGACTTCCACGTACCTACTTACAATAACTACTGGGCCAATGGCTACATCCATCACAACTGTGGCAAGAGTACTTTATGCGAGGCTGTGAGCGTTTGTCGTGATTATGTCATTGCCAAGAGCACCATCAGGGGATTCCACTCTGGTTATAAAGAGGACGGTAGCCAAGGCGAGGACAACAGCCTTATCCCGCTGATTACGGGCCGCACGCTGGTTACCAAGGATGGTGATACGCTGCTAACTAGCCCCAACCTACCCCAGATCCTAAGCGAGGCTAGGGATTTGTATGACTGTACGGCACGCACTCATTACCGCAACAAGATGGGGCGGGACTACCAAGGCATCCGTATGACTTGGATTTTATGTGGCACTAATAGTCTACGGCAGTTGGATAGTAGTGAGCTAGGTGAGCGGTTTCTTGATTGTGTTATTATGGATCATATTGACGATGATTTGGAGGATGAGGTATTGTGGCGGGTGGCTAACCGCACTGCCCGCAATATGAGTATGGAAAGCGACGGCAAACCAGTTAGCCAATATGAACCAGAGTTAGCTTATGCTATGCAGTTGACTGGAGGATATGCCTCGTGGTTGCGGGAGATTGCTCAGGAGCAGATGAGCACAATCGTCATGCCAGATTGGGCAATGCGATTGTGTACCCGATTGGGTAAGTTCACAGCACATATGAGGGCTAGACCTAGCTTGAGGCAAGAAGAGGTGGCTGAGCGTGAGTTTGCTTCAAGGTTGGTTAGCCAGTTGGTTAGAACAGCAAAGTGTTTGGCTTTGGTGCTTAATGCGCCAGAGACAAATGAGGTTGTGATGCGACGGGTTCGGCAGATTGCTCTTGACACTTCACGAGGGCAGACGTTGGCAATTGTACACCACCTATATGAGTCTGGTGTGGGATTGCCTATTCGTAAGCTGGCTATGCAATTGGGTCGCAGCGAGGATAAGCTAAGAAGTATGCTACGCTTCCTTAAACACATTGGTGTAGCAGAACCATACGAAGCCAAGACTAACCAGAAGACTATCTCAACCCAGATTCTATGGCGGTTGACTGGTAGGATGGTTGGCATGTATCAAGATGTAGTGGTTAATGCATTAGGCAACGGCGAGTAAGGCAAGGAGGTTGCGATGCCTTTCTATCGAATCCAATTTTGCGCAGAGGGAGAGGGGAGGCAGACGGTATCTGTTGCTGCCCCAAGCGCCCACGATGCGGAGCAGCAGACAAGAGCCCACCACCCTACAATTCATTCTAACACGATTGATATATGCCGCACTGACGTGGAGTTGGTAGACAACCCCAGGTCAAGGCAAGTCTTTGAACCACCAGAACGTCAATTTCATTAGGACCATCATGCCGAAAATCGATACTTCGTTGACCCCCTACTGGCAAACTACCGATGGCAGTACAGTCTGTCTATATCAAGGCAATTGCCTAAATGTACTGAAGCAACTACCAGATCGGTCAGTCCACATGGTTGTTACTTCACCACCATACTGGGGTTTGCGAGACTATGGTACAGACAAGTCGTTAGAGATTGGTAGCGAGAAAAAACCAGACTGCTTGGGATGGGCTACAGGTAATCGGTGTGGTGTATGCCACGTCTGCCTGATAGTTGCCGTGTTTAGAGAGGTTCGACGTGTGTTACGTAACGACGGAACCTTGTGGCTCAATTACGGGGACACCTATGGGGGTGAATTGAAGAGTGGCAACTTGGGCGGGATACCGTGGCGAGTGGCTTTGGCGTTGCAGGCAGACGGTTGGATACTACGCCAAGACATAATTTGGATGAAACCGTCACCAATGCCTGAGTCTGTTAGGAATCGTTGCACCAAAGCCCACGAGTACATTTTCCTATTCGTGAAGAAGATGGGTTACTTCTACGATGCTGAGGCAATCAAGGATAAATCAATTTCAAACCCACATAAACCTGGATGGGCTTCTGATGTAAGCGACAGAAACGATAGACAAGTATCTAACGAGTCTAACGCAAGGGAATGGGGGAGTGGGGTATCTAACAAGAGATCAGTGTGGACTGTTGCTAGTCAAGGATATGCTGGCGCTCACTTTGCCACGTTTCCTCCAAAGCTGATTGAGCCTTGCATCAAGGCCGGTACTAGCGAGAAGGGTTGTTGTGCTAAGTGTGGTGCGCCTTGGGTAAGAGTAGTAGAAGTAAATCGAGTGGAGACAAGACCAGGCAATAAGACCAAATACGGAAGTGTAGAGGAAGACATTCGTGGTGGAGACGGAATGCGGAAGCGTCGAATTCGTAATGACACAACTATTGGTTGGAAGCCTACCTGCAAATGCAATGCTGATGTTGTGCCTTGCGTTGTACTAGATCCGTTTATTGGTAGTGGTACGACGTGTTGTGTGTCTATCAGCTTGGGTAGGAATTCAATTGGTATTGACTTGAGTAAGCAATACCTTGATCACAATGCCATACCCCGTATCTCTGGAGAGTTACTAACTAAGCCGGCTACGGCACACCTGGCAGGTAGAAAGGCTAAGAAGGTAAGCCTTGGTAGGAGAATAGCTTGAACTTGATTTTTCATTCTCCTCTATATATATATATATATATATATATATTTATAGGGTGCTCCAGGGTATAGTATAATGGGTAGAGATAAATTAGTAAATAGCAAAACCGGCACAAAACCAAAATAGTATACTAAGGGTAGCTTTTGGGCTTTGTAGCAAAGTAGGAGACAGGACGCAAATGGCAATCAATGAACAGAACTTGAAAGTTGTGATCTTTGGAGCAGGTGCGCTGGGGCTTCGTGTGTTGAAAGACATGCGCGCTAGCAAACTTGAACCGATTGCCTTCACCGATAACAACCCCAAGCTCTGGTATACCAAGGTTGAAGGAGTGATTGTGGTGCCTCCAGTAGAGGCTGTCCGTAACTACAAGCAGGGTCACCTCTTCGTGGTTGCTGTCTACAATAGGACTCCAGTAGAAGACCAGTTGATTAACTTGGGCGTGGATAGATTCAACAGCACTCCAGAATTCTACCGTCGGTATTTACCAGCAAGACTTCCTCTCTATTGTGTTGAAGATAGCTGTGAGATTGATCGGTATATGGAGGAAGTCAAGGCTTGCGCAAGCTTGTGGGATGATGAGATATCCCAGGATACCTTCAACTTCCTGTTGCAGTGGCATAAAGATGTTAGTTACCGTAGCCACTATGTCTATCCCAGTCCATCTTGCGATACCTACTTTCCGCCAGATTTGGTTAAGCTACGTGAGGATGAGGTATTCATTGATTGTGGTGCTTATGATGGTGACACGCTGCGCGCCTTCCTATACAAGACTGGTGGTAAATTTAAGGGGTATTGGGCTTTTGAACCAGACTATTCTAGTTTTGCTGCAATGCATCTTACCTGGGAACGGTTGGATAAAGAAACACAATCGAAGATATGGATGGACAACGTGGCTGTATCCAATGAAGATGGAAAACTGCAATTTATAGAAGACAACAGTGTCAGGTCTTGTGTTATTGATCCTGCTAATGAGGTAGTATTAACAAAGCAATCTATTCGATGCTATAGGCTAGACAGCCTAATTCAAGATACAGCAACTTACATCAAGATGGATATCGAAGGGCATGAACTGCAAGCGTTAGAGGGAGCTAGGCAGACAATCTCTAAGCATCGTCCTGTCCTAGCTATTTGCCTCTACCATCGAATGACTGATTTGTGGCAGATTCCTACCTTGATAAAGCAGATTTGTCCCTCATACAAGATGTTTCTTAGGCTGTATGCTGAGGATTGCTGGGAGAGCGTTTGTTATGCAATACCAGAAGACAGGTTGCTTGTCTAGTAATTAGGTATAATAGGGGTTTGTAACTAAGGAACCAACAGAATGAGCGATAAACCCAAACCAGAAGAAGTCGGCTGTGGATGTGCATCGTGCCTAGTCGGTTGCGGGGTCATGGTCGTCTTGGGACTAGTGTTCGCGGTGTCGGTCAAGTTTCTGTGGAAGCTGTTGATGATGTAGGAGCCAACGCGATGAAGACCTACACCACCGCAACCGCCAGCACGAAGCCATTTAACGTCGAAGAAGTGCTCTCCCTAATGCGAGCAGTCCAGGAAGAGTGTTTCTCACACGTCATGGACTTCAACGCCGATGCGCTGGCGAGCCCCTGCTGCGTCTGTGGAAACATCATGACGATGGACAATCGCGGAGATGTCACGATGTGCGAGCACGTCATGGATGCAATTCGGCGGCTGTCGCTCCGACGATGCAGCCAATGGAATCGCCGCTGGGCGGACTGGGGGTGTTTATGAAACAAGTGAAGGAGACTCAACGCGATGAACCCTAACCTACTCCAACGCCTGCACGCTCTTATTCCTCGGCTCTCGGTCGCCGACGCTGAGGCCGTGCGCGAGGCGGTGCTACTGATCGCGAAGATTGTTGAGACGGGACAGCATTGCGACACGCCGACTGGGGTAATGATTGCAATTCCGCGTGCTATATGGATGCAAGCCGCTGGCTATAGAACCGAGTCCGCCGCGCGGGCGGCGGCGAAAGGCAAAACATGAACACCGCGAAAGAGAAGAACGACGCCTCCCGTACATCCTTGACCGAGGCTGAGTTGCAGGCAATCGCTGACAAGTACCTGGCCGGGACAATCGCGTTTGTACGCCGCGGTCCTGTGGTGTGTGCCTGCGGTGATGAGATGTGGATGCGATTCATCGGTCACCGCGACGAAGTGGCAGAGTGGGAGTATCGTTGTGAGAAATGTGGTGAACGACTGTTAGGGTAATTGCGGGCAAGCTGCCAGCGGGGCGAAGGAGGAAGCATGAAGCCGTACGACCTATTACGTCAATGGAAAGCCGAGGCAGCCATCGACCGCGTGGAAGGGTGCCGCATTCTGCTGCACATTCACGGGTTTCTGAGCGACTCTGAGAACTACAAGGTGAAAAAGCGAATTGAGAAATGGCATGAGAAACAAGCCGCAAAGGCGAAGGAGGAGTGGTGAGAAAGACACGAATCGGAAGACGAAACGGTTCCGGCGTTACTGTCGATCACCGGAAGCTGGACAAGGATATCAGTCTAGAACTCTACGGCGTGAGCCATTGCCCATGCATCTACCTCGATGTCCAACAGGCGAAAGCTCTGGTTCGGACATTGCAGCGGGCGATTGCAGAAGCCGCGAAGTCGGGAGGTGAGCAAGATGGGCATGGACGTTAGTGGCGCATCTGACGGTTGCGAGTGTGTTGCGTGCCGCGATCTGCGCGAGGCATTCATACGATACGCAGAAGCCGAGATCCAGCGGCTACAGGGCGTCATCGACTACGTACGCGCACAGGGGTCCTGTCCGACAGAAGCGAAGCCAACAGATGCGGGAGGTGAGTGAGATGGCAGAGAACGAATCACTGGACGTAACAAGAGCCAGAGTGAACGCCTATCGTGGCTGCGGGCACCCGCTGGTGTCGATTGCTCAGTCGCTATTGGCCGAAGTCGAGCGGCTGACTCGGGAGAACGCCGACTTGCTGAAGCAGTTGCGACAGCAAACCAAGCCGTTCTGCACCCGCTGCGGGAAGCTGTTCCCGAAAGGCAAATAGGGAGCTGCACAGTTCCGCGCCCACATTGCGGAGTGTAGCAGACATCCGATGCACCCGATGGCGAGAGAAGTCGAGCGGCTTCGTGGAGAACTGGAGCGGCTCCAGGATGTAGTCTGCAAACAAGACCGCGAGTCTATCGATAGAGTGCTGGACGAAGCAGAGAAAGGACCGAAGTCATGAGCACATGCAGTCGATGCGGTTGCGCGGTGTACGTGCGTTCCGGCGACGGCTGGGATGACGACACCGACCTATGTTACGATTGCCTGCGTACGTCGGAAGCTCTTGGTGTAAGATCGGTGACTGCCACAAGACACGCGAGGCCGCTGAGGCGGCGAGGGAATGAAAATGACCGACCAACCAATCCCGAAGTGCCCGTGGTGCGGAGCGGAGGGGCACGATACAGCCAGTATAGCCTGGGGTCCTCACACGCGGTGGGCCTGCGGATCGTACTACATTCACGGCGACTCGTGGGGATGGGGGCCACAACAACCTGTCCAATCTGTCGAGTGCGCGAACCGCATCATCGCCCAGCGTGACGCGACGATCCGCGACATGGAGCAATCCCACGAGGAAATGACCGATTCGCTGATGGATGAACTGTATGCGATTATCGGTGTGATCGGCGGCAAGCGTGGCGACTCGGTGCCGATGGACGTGGCGTGGGCGATTAAGGAAGTTGAGCGAATGAAAGTCGAGAACGCCACACTCCGCACTCGACTGCACGAACAGTCCCTCCAGGCTCAGGCGACATCCCAGCAGACCCATGACGCTGTGGTGAAGGTACTGCGAGACGCGGGCGCAATCCCCGAGGGCATCGACCCGGCCGCACATCCGACGGAGCAGGTAGTGGCGACGTGCGTGGCGCAGCTCCACGCTCTCTGGGATGCAGAGGTTGTCAGGCTACAAGAAGAGGCGGCCGAGGATGTCAGGCGAGACGCGGATACGATTGCCACCCTGCACAAGGTGCTGGGCGAGGCGTGCGATGACGCAGAAAAGGCCATCCAATACCCATTCAAGGTGCCAGCCAGCATTTCTGCTGCTCGCGCATTCCTGGCCGGCGAGAAACCAGCGGAAGGAGATACGAAATGCACTGCGGAATGAGACATCGTGAACTGGACAACAACGGTGAAGGGCTGTGCTCCGTGCCAATGTGGCGCGGCGGTATGCCGGCTGGCTTCTGCGACCAGCCCGCGTTTGGCCTGCAGACGACCGAGGGCAAGCGGAAGTACGACGGGTACGTTCCTGGCCTAGCGTGCTTCGGGCACGGCGGACCGGAGTTCAGGGTGTTCAAGGATGGGGACAAATTCTGTGCAGTGAAACGTGACTTCGAGGATTTGGTGCAGAGCCCTGCGGGATTCGGCGACACGCCGGAAGAAGCCCGCCAAGAGTTGGTGGCAGACATTGAGAGACACCGGGCCGGCGAGAAGCTCAACGAAACCCAAGGAGAACTGAAATGAGAATTGCAGGATTCGTAGTGTACGACAAGAGTGGCACTAGCTGGTGTGCCAACAACCTCACGGTGGCTGTCCGCAATCACCCGACCGAACACGGCCAGCAGTCAGTGTTGCTGTTCATTTGCTCGGGCTCACCAGTGATTATCCCGGCCGAAGATGTTGATCGTGTCGAGTTTCACGCCAACAGTTGGCAACACTGTAATAACTGCGACCAGTCTGTCTACAACGTCGTCGGAGCTGGAATCGCAGCGAACGAGAAGCCAACAACAAGTGGCGAGAAGCATAAACCAGACAGCCGGGACGAGACAATCCGGCGACTCAACGCTCAACTCGACATCGCCGCGGAGATGCTGGCCGGCAACGACAAGGGGGCCAATCCAAATAAGGATTGGTGTCCAGACTTCCGCACGGTTCTGGCCGCGATCTTGGACGCCAAGGAAGGTCGAGGCCAGACACTGACGGAGGTGATCGCGGAACTGAAGGAGATGGTTGGCGAGAAGCCAGCGGAAGGAGGCGAGGCGGGATGAAAATTCGTTCCATATTAGGAAGAATAGCCAGACAGCGGCGGACGAAAGGAGGTGATTGCCACGGGACCACAATTTACCCACGTCCCGAATACGTAGCGTCCCGCCACCGCAGGCGTCAATGAGCGGTGGCGGGCGAGAGCGCCCCTCGGGGCGTTGCCGCTTGCTACTGTAACCTCAACACGAAAGGGAGAACCCATGCCCTCAGAACAACCAACTGAGCAACCGAAACCACAGAAAGAAGGCCGTTGCCACGTATGTGGTGACTCATCGCCGAGCGACTTTGAGTTGTGCGGGACGTGCCAACGACTTGCGAACGAGGCCGAACAGGATCGAAAGAAGGACGCCAGGAAGCGGGCATTTGGAATTGGAAGTGTATACGCATGGTAACCACTAACGCCCTTGGGGCACGAGGGGAGGTGATGATGTTGACGATTTGGGAGATGTACCCCGAGAAAGTCTTGAAGACTTACCACTGCCTTATTGCTATGGTGCGTGAAGAAGACGGGACATTCTCTGCTCTCGTACTCAATCTGCCGGGGACTGGAAGTTGCGGCAGCACCGAAGTAGAAGCGTTGAAGAACGTGCGGGAGGCAATACTCGGAACTATCGAGTCACACGTTGAGGCAGGAGAGAAGATTCCTTGGATAGACCCGCTGCCAAACGCCGTTCCTACAGGGGCATCGTTGAAGTGGATTCTTGTGAACACCTAGCAAGTACGTAACCACGCGGGTGAGCATGCGGCCGACTCACCCGCTGAAGATGGCCGCGAGAACTGAACTTAACACGATGAGATAACGATGGATTACCGTAAAGAAATCACACTGGAGCAGTTACTGACCGACTACGGCTGGGAAGAAGTGTTCGGCGAGGGAAGCGGTGGGAACTGCACGCAAGATGTGTCGGCGTACGACGGCACCGACACCGCACGATGCACTCGGGCCGATGTAGTAGAAATCATTGCTGCGGTAAACGGCGAGAACGACGACGCCGACTGGATTGGTCTGTTTCGTCTGGCTGACGGTCGTTTCCTTGCTGCTTCTGGAGAATGCGACTACACAGGTTGGGATTGCCAAGCCGGGAACACGTTGACCGTCGGAGCAACTCTTGAAAGCGTGATCCAATATGGACTGACGGCGTATCAGCGGGAGCGATTGACAGTGTAAGCCGAGTCGCGCCGGCACGCCCCGCTGAATGAAAGGGAATCTATGAAAGTCTGGTGCGTAAAATGGCATTTCCTGTCTGACGCAACCCAGAAGATGGTTGTTGGGTGGTGTGCCGTCAAAGGCAACCGCCGACCAAGAGGCGCTGAAGTGTATCGTGTTGAGACCGGATGCAACGATGCCATAACGATCCCCAGCCAGTTTGCCCTACGAGAGCCGACGTGCCGGAAGTGCTTGGAGGCATTGAAGAAGAAAGGAAACTAGCATGAAGGTTCACATGGACTTCAGCAGATACTGGAACCAGCAGAACGCCTATGATGTCGTGAACAAACGCGGCGAGGTGGTAGCGCAACTTGACTCCATACCATGGGGGTTTGTGATACCAGACGTCAGCCTATCCAGTGAGAAAGTCGAACCCAAAACGCGAAGGCCGCGACAAAAGAAATCCAAGTAGACTCGAAAGGAACCCCATGACCATCGAACTGAACCCAGGCTACACGATCTACGATACGGCCACGGTGAATGACTCTTGTCCTGTGAACGGCGCAACGCAGGAAGCGGAGAGCAAGCCGCTGGACTTCGAGGAACTTAAAGCGGCTGATTTGGTACTCAAGCACGCTTGTGCAGCTTGGCTGAATAAGCAATGGAATGCCTATTACGTTCTGCGCAAACATACAAAGACCCTCATCGACCTGGCCCAACGCTGCCAAGTGGCCGAGCGCCGCGCAGAACGGGCCGAGCAGCAATACGGCAGCCTGTGGGCGGCAGCGAAGGAAGAGAGGGACGCTCACCGGAAAGAGCGCGATGATCTGACTAAGCAGTGCGAGGCACTCCAGCGGCAAGTCGATGACCTCACGTCGAGGCTTGCCGACCTGCGCGAAACGTCCGAATGCCCGCCTGACTGCGACTTGAAGACGTGGGTTCGGGTGCTGGCGGAAGTGTACGGATTCTGGCGCAAAACCGAAGGCGGGCAGGCCCAGCAGAATCCGTGCGAGAGTGCGGCGGTGCTGACGAGTGAGGACAACGCTTTTCTCGCCCATCTCCGCGACTGCGTTAACCAACGCAAAATCATCGGCGTGCCGTGGGGCCAGCAAGTTGTTGCCCTCATCGACCGACTGCTCAAGGCCAAGGGTCTGCCGTGGATTCGGGTCGTAGACGGCAAGCGGCCGGAAGGGCTGGATGACGAGGAAAAGTTGGTTGGAATCTACTGTGACGGCCAAATGATTACTGCTGATATCGCTGCCGTCGACAGTTGGTATTGGCCGGCGTTGTTATGGCGCGTCCCTCTGTTTGACCTGCTGGAGACGCTGCCGAAGTAAGCGAGGATCATCATGCGATACCACTACGAATTCCACGGGCTCCACGGACACCCATGGACGTGCGAGCGCGTGGGCTTGGACGGCGACCGCCAATGGCTGACAGCCGACGGGAAGTGGACCTACGAGCCGGTGGCTCCGTTCGGGTCGTGGGAAGAAGCACGCGATTCGCTGGCGGATTCCCTGGAGAAGAAAGCGAAGTGACATTGTGATCGCGAACAGCCCGGAAGATCGGGCGGGAAGGGTGTACGGATGCCGAAAGGAGGATGAGTCCACGAGACCAATCAGACGGTAGATAGCTAAATAGAGTGATAACAAGACAACTTTAGGGGACTAACGTGGGATTAGCGTCCTTGATAGACGGGCTTTTACAGACTAGATATGGTTCTGAGGAAGCCTTGGATTTGATTGAGCAGATCGAGGATGAGTGTGGAGCAGAAGCAGCAGACAAGGCAGTTGACCTGTTCTGTGAGCATTGGTTAGGTGAAGGTGAGGGATATGACAGGCCTGTACCAGATGAATTAGATGATGAGTCAGACGAGGCTGCCCAAGTAGTTAATCAGTGCAAGTGGAGCAAGCAGAAACGCAGGCTGAAAAGACGGGTAGAAAGAGGCGGTTGTCTTAAGTGTGGTAGAATTCTTCCTGCTGAATCGCCATATAAGACATGTTCAGTGTGTAGGAAAAATCATCATAGGTACTATGTAAATCAGACAAAGGGAAGAGTTGGCCGAAGGTACAGTAGCAAGCACAGCAAGGTAGAGCAGGAGGTAGAGTGATGATGGATCATAAGGTATTTGATTTAGGTGATAGAGGCAGAATCTACGTAAGGAAACCTTGTGATAGTCGCCCTATAAACATCATGGTGGATGCCAGTCATGTCATGTTGGGCTCTATGTTTCCAGAAGAAGCTGAGGAAGCGGCCAAGCAGTTATTGGAGGCAGCGAAGCAGGCTAGGCTACGGCAAGCTGAACATGACCAAAGGCGCAAGACAAAACAGGAGACGTGATAATGTGGGTATTTTGGTATTTGTTTGGGTGGTTGCTGAATGATAGGCAAGTGCAACACACTGAAATTGAATGGAGTAAATGTGGATGGTGTGGGTATGAATTTGAAAATATGATAGCCAAGGATTCTTTGGACTATTGTAAGAAGATGGAAGAAGAGGGATTGACAATTAGGGTATGTAAGGCGGCTGAATCTTGCCCTAGATGTCAGCATTGGGTTGTGCTGGACTTGCTATTAACTCATCAACACAACAATGAAGGGGCCAATAAATGAAATTCTACTTAGTTCTTGTTAGCATATTTGCATTATCTTGGTGTTGTTTGGTACTATGTGTTGGATGGGAAGTTCAAAGGAGTCAAGATGGGTTTAATAAAGCCATTACTGACCTTCAGGAGAAGGTTGCCAGTCAAGAAGGGCTGATTCAACAACTCTATACGGAAAATGCAGCCTTGTGGGAACAGAATAAAGCTTGGGAGGCTCAGCTATTGGCTGAGTATCGGCGAAACAAAATCAATTCTGCTAGTTGGAGATATGGTCCTCACTGTCCTTAACCATCTGTAGAAGGGGGATTAGAATGCGAGAAGCTTTAGGAGTGTTGATTTGTTTGATGGGGGCTTCAATACCGGTAGCTGCAGTGGTTGTGTATTATTGGGAACAGCCAAATAGGTTTGGTGATGGCAATGCCTTAGCCTTAGCAACGATGTTTTCTACAGTGGTTTGGATCGCTGCTGGGGTTATTATTGCTTATAGTGGAGGTAGCCCTGGTGGTGCAACAAGTCTAGTTGATACCGACGAAGATGACGATGAGGAAGAGGACTGAGGGTTGAGATGACTTATGCTAGGAATCATACGCCAGAGATTGGAGATGAAGAGATTCTGAGGATGATGAATCTTGCGGTCCTAGTGTTTACTGCTGACGGCAAGGAATTAAAGAAGTGGCATTTTGGTAAGAGTAAGTATGTTTCATTGGTTATCACGCCTCATGGTGAGGCAAGACGTAATAAGGTTAACATTCGATTGGGGACGACAGGTAAGGGGCGGGCCAGAACGATCTATCTGAATAAGTTGGTGTGGATGTGGCATCATCGACAGGTTGTGCCAGAGGGATTTGTGATTGACCATGTGGATGAGGATTGTACAAATGACGATCCCAATAATTTGAAGTTGATGAGTTACGAGGATTCTGATAGGCAGGGGTGGGAGCTACAAGGTAAGAATGGTGAGGATGAAATACCATTTTAGGAGCAGGCAATGGCAGTGAAAGATAAGCTAGCGTCTGAGTTGAATGAGGTTGAACTATACTTCCTTATTGACATGTGTGGAGCATACTTATGGCGTATGAACCATGACATGTGCGATGGTAGAATAGAGGAGAAGCATTGGGCAGCGATTGATGCAGATATGACCAAGGTACGAGAGCAGCAAAAAGAGGCAGTCGGGGAGTTACCTAGGGTTGGAGTAAGCGTTCCCTTAGATAGTGAGGGAAAACCTACGGAAGAATACTGGGTTTGGTATCGCAGATGGGATTCATGGAAGAAGGGATTGAGCGATGATGAATGGAGAGAAGTAGATATTGCTTTGGGTAGAGGACTAACTGCAGAAGAGGTAGCTAAATACAAGGCATTGGCATTTAAGGATGAGGGAGCGAAGGTATGAATCAAGAAGAAATGGCTGCGATGAAGGGTAGGTTGGATAAGGCCGAGGAGATTTCATCCTTCATATTGAAGACCGAGTGGAGCCTTAGAGACTTGGATAAGCAAGACAGTCATTTGTGTATGGGGGGATGTATGTGGCAGACATGTTGCGAGGATATCCCAACGGATCAGAGGAGATTAAGGAGTTTATTCGGGGCATGCTGGAAGGTAGGCTGAAGAAGTTGCAGCAGGAGCTAGAAGCAGTTTGATAGTGGCTAATTATTAAGGATAGATGATATGCTAGTGCAAATGCCTAATGGGAATTGGGTCAATCCAACCATGGTATTGGAGGCGTCAGCTACTGACTGTCCTAATGGTCCAGAAGTTAGAATTCGGTGTTTCTACTTCAGCCATGGAGTGGATACGGTGCCACAGGTTATCAACTGTGCTTGCCGTGATATGGAAGAGGCGCGCAGTAAAAGGGACGGCTTTGTGCAGGCCGTCAACAAGGCGCTAGAGGTTAGCGACGGAGATTAAAACAAAGGGGAGCGAAGTGTCTAAATCATGCAAATCATATGTTGTTGGTTTTGTGTTTAGGGGCAGTCAGGTGCTGTTGATAGAGAAGAAGCGACCGAAGTGGCAGGCGGGAAGGTTAAATGGAATTGGCGGTCATGTTGAAGAAGGCGAAACTCCGCTGACGGCAATGATTAGGGAATGTCTAGAAGAAGCCAATCTTGACACTGTACCGCAGCATTGGACTGAAGCTGTGGTCTTGGTGCATAGTGATTGGTGTGTGAGATTTTTCTTTATGGAGTTGCTACAGGTCAAAGGGGATAAACCCTATCTGGTTGAGCAAAAGACAGATGAGAGACTGTTGTGGGTTTCGGTGGATGATTTACCAGACAACGTGGTGTACAATCTTAGATGGCTGATTCCTCTGATGAAAGATATAGTGGCTTACCCTATTGTGATCCAGGACATTGGGGCTTATGACTTTGGGGCAGAGGGTTGACCAGAACTGGCGAAAACTTAGTTGGTAGCACTAATATGAAAACGTACTGGAGAAATGGAGATGAAAGTGGAGAGTAAGCCGCAAGATACGATGATGGTGAAAGACGTTGTGTATGGCAACACGGTATTATTTAATGGAGGGGTCTGTATCGTAGTTAAGAGTGACTTGGCCAAAGATCCACATACGGTGTTATTGGTGGACTTGAAGACTGGAGCAGGCTTTACTATTCCTTGGACAATGGAAGTAACAATTGTCCCTTACAAAGCTGTTCAATATGATCCTAAGGTGTAGGAAAAACGAGCTAGGATTGAGTTGGCGAGGCTAATAGGTATAGGTTGGATAAGGAAGGTTAGGGAAAATGAAGCCAAGAAAAAAGAGGAGTGATGCGAATGCAACTAGGAAGATTGTCAAGGTTGATCAAAGTGAGATTGAGAAGAAGGTGAAGCATGTTCCTGTCAGGGGTGAGGATGGGTTGACTGATAAGGCGATGATGTTTGTTGCGGAGTACTTGGTTGACTTTGATGCTACAAGAGCTGCAATTGCAGCAGGATATAGCAAGAAAACAGCGAGTGTGAAGGGTTGTCAACTGCTTAAAAAGCCCGATATTATTCGCGTGGTAAAGCAGTTTCAGAAAGAGGATTTGGCAAAGTGCCAACTCACTCGCGAGGAAATCTTGCTACAATTGTATTACTGTGCTACCCGCAGTGCTAGTGACTTTTGTGATGAGAATGGGCGCATCATTACTGACGTGCATCGCTTGGATAAGCGCGCGCAGAACACCATTGACGGTATCGAGCAGACAGTTAGCTATGACCAAGAAGGCAACGAGGTTGTTCGCACTAAGTTGCGTCTAGTTCCCAAGGCAGAAGCTATCAACATGGCTCTTAAGCACATGGGCCTCTATGCTCCAGATAAGCATGATGTGACAATTGCTCCTGGCTTGGACTTCAACAAGTTAGCCAAGGAAGACAGGCCACCAGACGAGATCGAAGCTGAATTAACTAGCCCAGTAGTAGAAGAAGACTCCAATGACCTCGCCAATCAACCAAGAGACGTTCAATAAAATCAAAGAGGCAGTTGGCAGGGGAGAATCATTTCGAGCAATTGCCAGAGAACTAGACATTGCCCACACTGTCGTTAGCAGTATCTACAAGGGATGTCATCCTCTATGCAGAACCTTAGACCCTAATCGTATTCGGTTTCCTTACGAAAAGGCAGCTTATGAGTGGTGTGCTATATGTCGAGCTAAGGTCAAGAAACCTTGCTTAGCCTGTCAGATCCGTAATCGACAGACTGCCAGGCTGGCTGAGAGCAGACGGTTAGGCTTGGTATCTAAGGAACCGGTAGAATTAGAGGAGCCCAAGATTGTCAAGGAGTAATGCTGTAGATGATTAGGCTATCGAGGCTTGACCCGTTAATACTGATCCACCACTACTGGCCCAACATCAAGTTATACAATAAGCAGATTGAGATTATTGACTCAGTATGGAACAACGATGAGACAGTCGTAGTCGCCGGTAATGAATTAGGCAAGGACTTTATTGCAGGTTTGATTGTACCTGTCTTCTTCCTAACACGACACCCCTGCCGTATCGTAACAACTAGCGTAGACCATCAGCAGTTGGAAGGGGTGATGTGGGGCGAGATACGGCGGTTCATACAAAATGCTGCCTACCCACTAGACTCAGATCATGGCGGGCCTCTACTTATCAATCATATGCACATTCGTAGAGTGATTGATGGCCGAGTGTGCGCCACGTCCTACATCATCGGTAGAGTAGCAGCCAAAGGCGAGGGGATGCTGGGTCATCACTGCAACTTCCCTGAGTGCTGTGGCATCCAAGTGCCCCAAGATGGTACGCCCAGGACTCTATTCGTTGCTGATGAGGCTAGTGGTGTAGACAACCTCAGCTATGAGCGTGCTGGCACCTGGGCTAAGCGTATCCTCAGTATTGGTAATCCCTTTCCCTGCGAAAACTTCTTCAAGGATGCCGTCGAAGGTGGCGACATTCTTGCTTCATAAAGGCACAGCCATGAATCATTTTGACCTCTGTAAAAACAAGTCGGCTAAATTGGCCTTATCCCATAAGGGAAGATGTGGCGTAAGATGTCCTGTATGCCATTGGCAGGGGTATCGTGTGGCTTACTTCACAATCGATGTAAACCAACATCTTGTACCCCAAGAAGCCACGGCAGCCATCAACAACGAAACGTCGCATCCAGCCTGCCCTAAGTGCAGCAGTACTGTTGGATTCACTCACTATGCTGGGCAAACTATCTGACTCAACAAAGGAGAATCGCTAATGGAGCCTGTGGCATTTATCATCATTGGTGCTCTGGTTATTGGTTTAATAACATTCAGTAGCTGTATGGTCTGCCTATACCTAGGGGTCAAGATAGGAGAGGGCATGGGGAAGGAAGCACAAAAGAAGAAGAAGAACAATGAGACCAAACCCCACCGGTGTGATCGATGCTGTTGTGGAAAGAATGGCGTAACCTGTAGCAAAGCAAAGGAGATGTAGGATGGAAATCTAGTTATCCTGGTCATTCTACTCGGAGTGCTATGTATTGTGACTATCACTTGGCTAAAGCGGGTTATAGAGGCAGCCATAAATGAAAAGGAATTGGCTAAGCTACAGAAAGAAAATCAGCAGTTAGCAGAAAATAACGAGGTGCTGCGACAAAACCACACTGACAGGTGCGATGAGTGTTCTGGATTGCGGGTAAAGTGTCTTAAGCATGAAGAGTTGATTACCAACTTACTAGACCTAATTCAAGACCATCAGGGAGCAAAGGGGTAGTGATATGGATTGGTTAGACATCTGTGTTATTGTGATAATGGCTATTGGTGTATGGGCATTTGTCGTGTGCACCCTGAACAATCCCGGGAGGGCACTGAGCCTTGCTTGCAAGAAGCTAACTGAGTTGCAGGAAGAGAATCGGCTATTGGTTGAGGATAACAAGAAGTTGCAGTACCTCAACGGTGGATTAACAGACATGAATAAGAGGTTGAAAGAGGACTTGCAATGGAAGGATATGCATCACCAATCCTTAGTTGATGGTTTGTTAAACCAAATCCACGATTACCAAGAGGCGCAGGAGCAAAAATCCGTAGGTCAACAACCAGATGATCATGCCTAGATACTTTCGCAAAGTCATTCATATCAGTGCTGAGGATAGTCCTAACGTACGTTGGGCGAAAAAAGAAATTGCTGAAGGGAAGAAGCCCACGAACCGCATTCTCTTAGGAGGAGTGGTTACGTGGGCTGACTATTGTAAACGGAGGAAACTATGGGATGAGGTAAGGCAGTGTATCAGTCTTGACGGTAAGTTCTGGAAGGGCGCTGAGCTGTTGATGTTCCCGCCAGTGTGGCTCAACTTGGCTGAGCAACTGGCAGGCAATGGTTTTGTAAAGGTTAGTAATAGTGTTCGCAAGACTATGGGCATTGACACGGCTCAAGGCGGTGACAATACGGCTTGGGCTATTGCTTGTCATCAGGGGTTAGTAGCCTTAGTCTCGCGTAAAACACCAGATACATCAGTCATACCTGGCCTTACGTTAGCAATGATGAATCAGTACGGTATTGCCGCTGAGGATGTGTTATTTGATCGTGGTGGTGGCGGTAAGGAACATGCTGATAGGCTGCGTAGGCAGGGACACAATGTAGGGACGGTGATGTTTGGAGAACCGGCTACTCCAGAGCCTAAGCTATATAAGGAGTTTACCCCAGGACAAGAGAGGATTGAGCAGATTGAGCAACGCACAAGGTTCAAAAACCGTAGAGCGGAAATGTACTGGTGCCTACGCCAGAAGTTAGAGCCTATTGATGAGGATGGTAATCACAAGCCAACCTTCGCTATGCCTGGTGCCATTATCAACAAGGCTAGACAAGATGGTGGTCCCTCATTGCGCAGGCAGTTATCCAAGATCCCGCTGGATATGGATGATGAAGGCAGAATCTACGTACGTCCTAAAGGTCGATCCAACACTATGGACAAGAACGACAAAACCTTAGTACAGTTGATTGGCTGCTCACCAGATGAGGCAGATGCAGTCGTCATGGCTGTCTTCCGCTTAACCCATCAACCCACTTCCTTTGAAGTCACAGCAATTTAACTAGGATCTGATATGAAACTGTCATGTCCAGAATGCGGTAAAGTGTTTGCCTTAGATCCCAACTTCAAGAATAGAGACACAATCCATTGTCCTCACTGCAACTTCAGTGCTGTCTACAGTCTACCAGCGAATAAAGGCACAGAAGTTGATCCAGACAACATGACTCCTTACCAAGAGTCAATGCTGGATCTCCTACAGGAACAAGAGGAATTGCTGGAAGAGGAGCGAAGGTTACAGCAGGGAGGTTATGATTATGCAGGCAAGAATGCTTGGCGAGCGATGATGCGGCAGGTCGGTCGGTTACAAAGCTAATCATGGTGAGGTGACTTATGGATGATCAATCTAGTGACAATTGGAATGCTTGGGTGGATAGGGTCTGTGATAGACAGGCACGACGGCAAGCCCGGAGACTTGAACAAGAAGCTGAAGTGTTTTTAGCAATTGGATTTACTACAGCAGAACTGGTCATTGTGCTTCCAGAGTGGAATGCTGAGGACCTGAGTAATTCATTTGTCACTGTGAGGTCTGGTGTTCCTGACAACCATCAATTCCATCGGCAGCACTCTGAATCTGCTATCCCAACATTCAAGCAGAGGCTACGTATGTCCCTCAATAGCTTACTAAATGGCTTTAGGCAGCTTTGGCGGGGTTAATGGGGTTTGGGCTGGGGTAGGGTTAGCAACGCAACCTAGGGCACGCTAGGGGCTCTAGCGGGGTTGTTTGGGGTTGCCTAGGGTATAGGGCTAGGAAAGCGTTATAATGCCCCCATAGTAGGTAGGGAGCATAGCATAGGGGATAGCATTGTGGCCAAGCACACCAATAGCAAGGGATTCTCTCCTGTTGCCAACGAGAGTAAGCCAGTCGGCAACTTTACAGAACTGGTGAGGTTTCAGGAGATTGTCGATAACGTACTGATGCAGCGGAAGCAATTCTTTGATCAGTACTTCGATTCACGTCGTAGCTTAGAGGATGAGTGTGGCTACCCTAAGCTAGGCTCATTCACTCCACAGCAGTACAAGCATCTCTACGATAGTGACCCAGTGGGTTGCCGTGTGGTAGAGTTGATGCCCCTGGAATCTCAGCAGGTTACACCTACCATCTTCGAGGATGAAGACACCGAAACGACAACTGAGTTTGAGGACGCTTGGGATGAGATTGGTAAGTCGCTGAGGGGTAAGAGCTGGTTTCAGGATGAAGCCGGAAATCCATTCTGGGATTATGTTCTACGGGGTGATGTACTGAGTGGCATTGGTCACTTCGGTGTTTTGCTGTTAGGCATCAATGACGGTAAGGAGTTGTTTGAGCCGGCAGATGGTGTTGAGCAATCCATCACAGGTAATGCCCAGGCTCCTGCGAAGAAAGGTACAAAGCTTCTGTACATGCGCGCCTTTGATGAGTCGCAGGTGTCAGTAGTCAGATGGGATACAGACAAGACTAGCGTTCGTTATGGTCAGCCTGTAATGTATTCAGTTACCTTGTGGAATACTGACCAGCCAGTTACTTCAGGATCAACACCACCATCTGGTTCTTTTGATGTGCATTGGACCCGATGTATTCACATCTCTGATGGACTAGGTTCCAGCGATGTGGTTGGCGTGCCTCGCATTCGTCCAGTACTACACCCAGTCCTTGATATTCGTAAAGTGGCGGGCGGCAGTGCTGAGATGTATTGGAAGGGAGCATTTCCAGGACTATCTCTAGAGACTCATCCCCAGCTAGGCGGCAACGTAAAGGTCAGTAAGGCCACTCTACGCTCTCAGATGGAGCAGTACTTCAATGGGCTGCAACGCTATCTAGGATTGATGGGTATGTCAGCCAAGACCTTATCACCTACTGTAGTTGACCCAACCCCACAAGTCGAAATTCAAATCAAGCGAATTTGCATTAAGATCGGATGTCCTGTACGTGTCTTCTTGGGTAGTGAACGTGGGGAACTAGCTAGCAGCCAGGATGACTCAGCTTGGAATGATCGTCTAAAACAACGCCAGAACGGTCACGTCACTCCCAAAATTATCATCCCCACCATCGACCGCTTGATTATGATGGGGGTACTGCCTGAGCCTAATGGCTACAGCGTCATATGGCCTGACCTGGAATCCTTGAGTGATATGGAGCAGGCCGATATTGCCGCGAAGCGCACTGCCGCTCTATCGCAATATGTTCAGAGCGGCGCTGAGGCCGTCATCTCCCCAGCAGACTTCTTCACTCGCATTATTGGATTGGGACTGGATGAAGCCAAGTCTATTTTGGAAGCTGTTGATAAGCGAATCAAGGATGAGGATTCTGGAGGTAGTCCCCTACTCTCTATGGCTAGTGGCATTACAGGCTTGGTTGAGTTGTTCAAACTGTATGCAGCAGGCAGCATGTCTCGTGACACTTTGAAGCAAGCGATTATGATGTTCTTCAAGGTCGATGAGGCTAAGGCAGAAGCTATCATCTCTAAGGAAGAATTGAAGGCTGCTGCACCTCCAGTTCCTGGTCAAGTACCTAACGGTAAGACTCCTGGTGGTAAGCCCCCATTCGGTAAGTCGAGCGCGGTTGCTGCCCCTGCTAATGATGGTGAAGACGAGGACAACCCAGATACCGAAGGGCAGGACGCAACGACTAACCAATCATTGACAGGTAATAAAACGGCAGATGGCTGGGTGACGATTGGTGGGCAGCACGTATTGATTAAGGGAGGAAAACCAGTCAATCCTCCAGGTTGGTCAAATATGGCCAAGTCAGAGTCACCTAAACCAGAGTCAGCTAAGTCGACTTCTGATAGATCAGCCGTGGCAAAATCTGCTTCTGATAAGCCAGATTCAAGAGCCAAGCCTTCTACTTCATATAAAAATGGAGATGAGGCTGAGAGGGACTTAGCCCCATCAAAGTCTCAATGGGCTGAAACTTCCGATGACTACTTTGCCAATAAGGCTGTTAAGGCTTATGCAGGGACTTCTGATAGTTTTCTAATCAACAATTGCCTGCGGACTAACTGTAAGGAAAAGTCATTGAAGGCTAAAGCTGATGCTCTAGCTGAAGTGTTAGGCAAGACAAGCTTTCCTAAGGACGTGACGACTCATCGAGCAGTAAACGCAAAGACCCCACAAGAGCGGGAAGCTATTCTAAACCAATTTACATCCAATGTGGGAAAGACTGTAGTTGATAATGCCTTTATCAGCACCACAGCTAACAAGAAGTATGCAGCAACTTGGGGTAAGAATAGCAAGGTAGAGCCCATCCAAGTTGAAGTGAGGGTTCCTAAGGGAGCCAAAGCAGCTTACTTACCAAAGGATATTGTCGGTAAGCAGGAATGGGAGGTGCTAATCCAGAGAGGTAGCAAATACAAGGTCTCTAGCGTTTCCAATGGAAAAGTAGTATTGGAGTATCTAGGATGAAGATGAACGAACAGAACAATAAAAAAGATCCAGAAAAGAAATCCAAACCTAACAGATTCGTGTGGGACATGAAGGATGTTAAGTTCCAAGAGCCAGCTAAGGAAAAAACCCGTGGTAAACCACAACGCTAGTACACCAGAAGAGATCAGGAATTTGGTTGCTGCTGATTATGAAGTTGGCATGAAGATCAGGGCTTTGGCTAGGAAGTACACCCTCAGCCGTAAGACGATTCATACAATTCTGATTGCCAAGGGGTTCAAGTTGCCTACCCATAAGCAGAAGGATGAGTGGGAGCCTGAGCCAGGTGAGGTTGCCGCTAGAGTTGCAGCAGTCCAGCTACAGTGGTCTCCTAAAGACCGTCGTTCTCATGACTTGGTGGCATCTGAGCCTATTCAATTAGGACCAACCAAGATGCCTCACCCTAGACCCTAGCCTAAGTCTTCTTCATAGCCACAACAACAGTTGACGATATGGAGATTCAGCATGAGTGAATCAAACGCGATATGCACTTGCAACCATAATCACCGGGTTGTTAACGCTAAGGGGAAGAAGCAACTACCTAATCCCTTACGTACTGACCCTACTCGCACCTCTGGCATTCGTCGTAGATTCATCGCTGAAATCAACCGTCGCTTTGAGTTGCTGAAAACGTCAATATGGAACTTGGTTGTAACTGAAGATGCCTTTGGCCTCAAGCCTCGCAGCCACAATCCCATGGTTGGTAATGAAAATCCCAAGGGGTGTAATCAATACTCAGGGCCTGGATGCAGTCAATCTGGATCTAGTCAATTTTCAGAGTCTCACGTGCAGAAGATGAGCCAGGCTCTTACAGAATCCGGCTACAATGATCATAAAGGCAGATGGTCGAAGGAGATTGTGAACAAAGCAAAGGAGATTCATAGCCGGTACGACCCAGGGAAAATCACAGTAGAGGAGGCTTACAAAAGATCCTTACAAGCGCAAGACATGAATGCCTCTAGTGTAGAAAAGATATGGGCTAAGTTCTCATTTGGAATTACGCTTAACGCTGAAGAGTCCTATGCCTCAGTTCAATCCAACATTACTGATCCTACTGTACTGAAGTTGCTGCAAGGCATTCGAGATCGTATTGATGTTGATGACGTGTTGCAATTTGAGGAGCAACCACACATCACCGTCAGGTACGGGTTTACCGAGGATATTGTAGGTAATGTATTCTGCGCTACTGGTGAAGGTGGGGGTATTGATCCTAGTTGTGGTAGGAATAGAGGTGAGTCGCAAACTAGTTCACCAGAATTTAAGGCTTGGTTCAAAGATTCTAAGGTAGTAGATGAAAGCGGTAATCCTCTGGTTGTATATCACGGAACAACCAATAAAAAACTGACGAAGTTTCGGCCAGGTAGCCACTTTGGAACAGAAGATCAGGCTAAGGTAGCTGGAGAAAGCAGTTATCAGGCTGCCTATGGAAATAAACCAGTTATCACTATTCCTGTGTACCTAAGTATACAAAATCCAAAACGCACAGACGACGTGGGTGAAGGATGGGAGGATGGTGGGGACTCTGAGTGGAAGAGACGCATAAAACAGGCTAAGAAGGAAGGGTATGATGGCATTGTATATAGAAATGAAATAGAGGGGACGGGAGACTCTTATATTGCATTCAGACCAAATCAGGTCAAGTCAGCCCACAAGAATCGAGGGACGTTTGACTCTGATGATCCGGTAATTACTAATATCACCCTGGGATACACTCAAGCTCAACAGGTAATCAAGGATATTGGGGTTGTGCAAGCCAGGTTAGGCAAGCTCTCGGTATTTGAATTGCCTGATGCTGACGTACTGAAGATTGATGTTGAAGGCAATGATTTGCATCGGGCCCACAAGAAACTGGAGTTGTTGCCTCACGTTGATACTCACCCTAACTACCAACCCCACTTGACGATTGCTTACCTCAAGCCTGGTACTGCTGGCAAGTACCTGTTCATGACTACTGGACTTGATGGTTATGAGCTGGAGTTTGATACATTGGTATTCTCTAGTTTAGGACGTGAGCAAGAGTCAGTGACGGTTAACTCATTTTGTCCAACAGGAAAAGGAGGTGGGGTAGACCCGACATGCGGTAAGGGCGGACACTCGATCATCAGTTCACCGAGCATTAAAAAGATCAATTTACCTGGGTTGAGTGATGCTCAGGCCAATGAAGTTTTGGACGTTCTCCATGGTATACTTGGCCCTCATAAGCTAGGGGAGGTTACGATCAGTTCTGCTCCTGGTGGGCCCGCCGGCGGGATACTCGGTCCAGATCAAGAGAACGGATGGGCTGGACCGAACTCAGTAGGAATGAATCCAGATCGGGTAGCTGAGTCTCTAAAATTTACTAAAGAAGAACTGTTGGATAAACGTAGGAGGCACGCAGAGACTAGGGCTTCTATGCTAGAACGGATTGACGCCCAGCTAGCCGAATCACCTAGCAAGAAGGAAAAAGCTCGATTGAAACAAGTCAGGCAGGAGTGGGAGAACTCCAGCGGTAGGTTCTCTGTCTACGAAGACAGCCACGGATTAGACCGGGTTAAGGGTACTTTTGCCCATGAACTCGGGCACGTTCTGGGCAACAGGGCTACGGTTGACGTACAGGCGGCAGTCCGCAAGCATGGGCTACCAGATAAAGAACTATGGAACCTATCGGACTACGCCAAGAGCCATCCAGCCGAGATTATCCCCGAGGTTACGGCAGCTCTGGCTCTTGGTCGTACTGAGCTGGTAGGACCCCAGTTGAGAAAAGTCTATGCTGAGGTTATGGCTTCAATTCCGGTATCTAATGCAAACCCAGTAGAGAACACATTCTGCCCGACCGGCCCCGGGGGCGGGGTTGATGCTACGTGTAAGCTTAAAGACACGAAAAGTGATGAGCAGTTGTATGATAAATGGATTATTGACTCTGCTCAGATAAATAAAGATGCTAGAGAAGGCCACATCACTAGGGATGTCAAGAAAATGGATGATGCCATTGCTAAGGCAGGTCCTGTGGCAAGCAATACAGAACTCTATCGAGGTATTAGTCTCGATAAAGAAGACCCTTCTCATCACCACATCTTGAAGAATTTAAGGGAAGGGTACTCATTTCAAGATAAGGGATTCGCCTCAGTTTCGTCGAACAGACAAGTAGCTGCTGATTTTGCTGTTGGAGGGGATGACGGCAATACTCCAGTAGTAATGCGAATTAATGTAGAAGGAAGGGTGAATGGAATGCCTATCCCTAGCGGACTAGAGGAGGTGGTATTGGAGCGCGGTCTGTCATTCAAGGTACAGAAAATCACCACTGAGAATGACATTAAGGTCGTCAATGTTGTTGCCTATAGATCTTCTTCTACCCCCTCAACCAAACCTCACTCCGGCTTGTCTGGTAAGGAAGTTAGGGTAACTTGGCTACATGACGTAAATTTGGCTTCTGGAAAAGCCAAATACAGAGACGACAAGGGAGAAGTTCACGAGGTTACCAGGGTTGAATCTGGGCGAGGTAAAAAGAAAAAGGCAACCTGGGTTGTAAACTCTGATTTAACTCCAGCAGATACACTAGCACTATTCAGCTCTGGTGGTATGCAGATGGGGATTTCTGTTAATGAAGCCTTCTCATTCCAAACATCACCTGAGAAAGCAGAGTCATTCCGTAGATGGCTAGCCAAGACTGTAGAAGAGCAGATGTTTGGTAGCTTAGAGGAGCAAATCAGAGATGCCTGGTGGCGAGGGTATATTGAAGAGGGCTACAAGCAAGGCGCAGGTCGTGCATTTGATGATACGAAAAAGCCTTACGCTAAAGGCTATGCCCAAGATGAATCGACTAGGGATTTTTATCGTGGCAGCAAGGAAGAGTTTCTGCGCAGTGCCTTCGGTCATCAAGTGTCTGTAGATAAGGTGAAGTTGCTAGCCGGTCGAGTCTACACAGACATCAAGGGAGTTACGGATACTGCCTCCACGAAGCTGCAACGATACTTAACCGATGGTATCATTCAGGGTAAAAGCCCACGTGAAGTAGGGCGAGAGATGAACGACGTATTAGATGCCTACAGGAATCAAGCAACAACTGTGGCTCGCACAGAAACAATTCGTGCACATGCAGAAGGACAACTAGATGCGATGGATAAGCTGGGTGTCGAAGATGTAGGAGTGGCAGTTGAGTGGTCTACAAGTGGTATGGGAGTAACTGCTTTGGGTAATCCAAGTCCATGTGAGTTGTGTGCTCCACTAGCAGGTATCGTAATGAAGGTTAGCGAGGCTAGAGGACTGATTCCACGTCATCCCAATTGTCAGTGTAGTCTTGTCCCAGCCAATGTAGGCGAGGATACGAAGGGACAACTCCGCTCACCATCAGCCATTAAGAAGGCATTCCTCAAGTCAATCAAGGCTGAGATTCCCAGGGGTAGCAAGCGCACACTAGCCCAACAAAAAGCCAAGTCACGTTGGAAAGGTGTAGATAAGTCAGTCAGTAAGAAACGTCCTCGATCCATGGTTGGTTAATGAAGGAATCCCTAAGTATGACAGAATCGTCTGCCCAACCAGTAAATCAGCAACCAACAGAAAATGCCACAGTTGGTAGTGAAGTCTTCCAACAGCTCAGGGAGAAGTTCACTCCTACTCAGATTGTACTGTTGCGTATACTGAATGATGGTCTCCCACACTTACGCAATGAGTTGACTTGTGCTTTAATGACACCTGATGATACCAGTCGAGTTAATCTCAACAATCACATATCAGACATTCGTAAGAAACTGCGACCAATGGGTCACGACATCATCTGTGAGTTGTGGAATAGACGCATTGCCTACCGACATGTGCGATTACTGGCCTCTGCTACAAACGGGTATCACTGATGGTAAAAGAGATTCTTACATTTATTGACTGTGTCGAGGAATGGTTAGACAAAAACCAGCCATGGACCATAGTGCCTGCCA